TACTCTTTCCCTTCTAAATTCAAGTGATTCTGTTGCTGGATTTGCTATAATATGAAAAACTGTTTCATAATAACCAATCACTCTGTTGCTTGCGTGTTGAACAAATTGGTCCATCAATGCTTGTTCATACCTTGCTTGCAATTTATCCACTTCTATAGATAATGAATCTTGTTGAGTTTCTGCCTCAACAATTTCATCATATTGTATAGGTAAGTATTTTTTTAAATCTACATTAGCCATTTATAGTCACTTCTCCTAAAATTGGAAGTTGTTGAATAAATTTATCTTCTTGTAATTCAATATCTTGTGCTTCTCCATTCAAAGTACAAGAAGTAATATTTTCAACTCCTGGTGTGTTTAATATAGCACCTCTAACTCTTGCTATGATTATTTTTAAACCGTAATTATTCAAATCGTCTGATTTATCCCAATCTTTTCTTAAAGAACTTAAATAATTATCTATACTTGTTTTAATATTAGGTTTAACTTGTTCTAAAGTGTACCCTTTCATTAATTCTACAGTAGTAGCAACATTGACAAGAAATTTATTTGCACCTGTAACAGTGACAACATGGCCAATAGGTGCCATCCCTAAACCCATACCAGCATACTCGTCATTATAATGAGGGTCTACATCTTTTTGAACTTTTTCAATAAGTGTAGAGCTTGGTACATTATAGGAAGAATCAATAATTGCTATTTTTACAGTTCCTCCACCATTCCAAGTAGGATATACCTGACAAGTACCTACACCTTCAATTGACTCCACAAATTGTCTGTATTCTGTGATGTTACCACCAAATGGTTTTTGGTTGACTACTTCAAAATATTCTTCTCTTATTTCTTCTTCATCTTGTTCATCTTCACCCGGAATTAAGACATCACTTAATGTAGCTTCCGCCAAGTTATTTAAGTTAAGTACAGGAACAATTTCACCAAAGTATTGATTACCAATTACACCTGCTTCTGTACATTCCAATATATAAGAACCTGGTACTGTTTGACCTTCATTTGAAAATACTTCTATAACAGTGAAATTTACAAGGTTTGTTTCCCCTACTGTTGAAAATTGTGTGCCTAAAGAAACAGAATAAGGTTGTCCTGCCCCATCTTTAAATACACCTAATCTTTTCGCTTTTGTGGCAGGGTCTTTTTTTATTCCCTGTTCCTCACAACGCATTTCTAAGAATGTTCCGTGAGCTGTGGCTGCAAATACATTACCCATCATTGCTTGTAAGTATAAATAAGCCTTGGCGATTTCAATACAACAAGGAGCACCACTATCCCATATAATGGAACCTTCTCGTTTATCCACATCATCTCTAACATTACCTAAATAACTTGCTAAGATATATTCATAATCTTGTTCATCAACATAATCCGGAATTGCTGGAATATTAGTTGCCATAATTGAACTCCTTTGTTATATTTTGTATTAAGCCTTCTGTAGTTAGCACATCAAAGGTTGCTAAACAACTATCTAAAGACTGCTGTTCTACTTTAAAATTAGTTATATCAATTATCCTATCATCTTTGGATAAGCATTCTCTAATATAATATTCTAAATTTGTCTGGATGAAATCTAAATCTTCTCCTATAAATTGGTCTTCTAAAAACCCGTATTCCCAAGAATAAATTTCATACCCAAATTTTTCTGTTCCAAGAGCTTTAAATATGGCTTGAATAATAGAATCAGTATTATTTATCATAGAACTCATTCTTTTATTTTCTTTATCTATATAATAAGTTAATGAACTTTGTACCATATTGTCTCCTTGAGTAGATTATAACATACATTTTCAATTTTGTATATTAAGATTTGTTCGTATCATAGCCTAAACTTTTTAAATACTCTTCCATTTGTTGACTTGCTTTTGTGAAACTTAACTTTTTAAGGTCTTCGTTAAGTTTTGATGTATCAGAAGGAGTTATTGAAGGTTTATTCAATATATTTGGTAAAGGTGAATATCTACTAGCATAGGATTGAAATTCATTTTTAAATTTCCAAGTAAAATCACCTTTTCTAATATAAAATAAATCTTTTACTCCGTTATATTTTGCAACCCAGAATATTAAATTTTTTGATACTATAGAGTAAGCACCTTTACATATATTCCACCAATGTGATATTGTATTGGTATAACCTAATGTGGTATTGATAGAAGATTTAACTGACATTATAATATCTGCCAAAGTGACTGTTGATTTAAAAGCAGGTGAACCGTCAGCATTTAATTTGGTGGGAGCAATATCTTTCCATTCAATTAAACTTAATTGATATCTATAATCACCATTATTTTCTGGCTCATATTGAAAAGTATTTATGGTTACATTTGTCCAACCGATATTACCACCTTGGTAAAAATTCATTGAAATTTTAAAAGGCGTACTTTGGTTATTTAATCTATCAAATAAATCGTTGTAAATTTGCGGACTTGCTACTGCTTTATGAATTTCTGCAACACTTGAAGCAATATCTACCGCTGTGGAAGCTAATCCCCATAAACCTGATTGCTTAACTGTGGTGTTTATATAAGGTGCTGAAGAATCGTAAGGAAAAAATGATTCAAATCTGAATTGTTTAGCTTTTGAATATTTTGGTAAAACAACTTCACCTATTTGAACGACATTGTTGCTATCTTTGTCATTACCAGTATCTACTTGAATTGTAGGAGGCGAAACAGGTAATTGAAATCTAATAGGTGCTTGGTTAGGTGGATTGGAAACTTTAAAACCTAATTTAGATAAACCTGCTGTAATAAGTTTACCTAATAATTCTCCTTCTTGTTTAAATCCTTTATAACCTAATAAATATTTGCATTCTTCTTTATAATCAATTTCAATATAAACCTTGGCAGGACGTGGTCCTCTTGTGGCGAAGGTAAATGGATTGATTAAACCTTTTTTTAATGAACTAATTACCGCCATCTTCTACCTCCGGTGTTTCATTTGTTATTTTTTCTTCCCTCTCTAGTACATAATAAAGTTGACCGTCTTGAATTTTTAATAAACGAACAACATCGCCCACAATTAAACCTCTCCATAATCTAATTTTAGGGAGTGCATATTGCGTATAAATATCGATGGTATGTTTATGATTCTGAGCTCCTTGACCTCCATCATTTGTTTCTTGAGTTTCTCCAATAATGTGGTGTCTGTGCATAAATACATTATCAATACCGTCACCTTCACCTTCTGCTGTACTTAAAGACCCGTCGGGTGTAGGTGTTATTGGTATATCAATCCAAGTTTCTTTTACAGTAGCTGAAAGTAATAATTCATCTTCACTCAAAGTTTGTTTATTACTTATTCTTATCTGTAACGGAGCTATAGAAATAACTTCACCAGTCATAAATAATACAGGAGAAGTTTCTTGTTGAACAACTGCTAAAACATGGTCTGTAATGGTTTCTATCATAGGAGTTAAATCAAAGGTCATATGCGTTTCCCTCTCCACAACTTATAATGAGATTCATTTTCAATGGGTGTTCTACAATAAGTTCACACTCTTTGACAGTCCTGTAAATTGGAGTTAATATAGAATTATGTTCATCCCATTTACCTATTGAAGTGCCTCCTATATCTTTTATAGCGACAGGAACAAGATAACCAGCTCTCATTCCTATAATTCCATAGCATTCTAACCTTAATGATGAAGTTTTACGGTCTAATATAGCTAATAACTCCTTACCAACTTTATCCATTTGTGCTTCCGTATATGAATCCGGGCATTTGCGGTAATAAGGTAAGTACCCATAAAGACCTTCGCTTGTTTGTTTTACTTCTTTAGGAGTTTGAGGAACAGTTCTTATGATTCTTGTACCTGTCTTCTTGCCTTTTTTCAATGTTTTTCCGGTTTTACTTAAATAAGTTTTTTCATCTTTATAAAGGATAATTCTATTGAAAGTTTGTTCATCAATTGTAGTTTTATAATTATAATCTATAATTAAATCACTATCTGTAATAGGCACATTGGTAGTTAGATTGTTCCTTAACTGAAGTTGAACAACTCCACTGGTTTGTTTTAATTCTTCTTCATCTATATCACTTTCATGGTAATATGTAAAATACTGTCTATTGTCTTCAGGAGAATTTACAATGGTTTGGTCAATAGCAAATTGTAGAATATTAAAAGCTGATTTCATATCATACCTTTGAGCAGGTACAGGAATTGTTGAATTTGTCCAAACATCAAAAGGTATTTTTAAATCTTGACATAGTTTTCTAAATATTTCGCTTATGGTCAAGCCTGTTTGGCCATCTTCAGACATCATCATATTTTTATCATAAACCATTTGAGCTTTAAAATATCTTAAGAAATCAAAAGCATATACTACCATTTCATTTTTCTGACTAAAATCACGAGTAAATATAAAACCACAAAATTTACATCTGTCATTTAAATATAGACGTACTCTGTCCCCTTCTTTAAATGTTTGGCATTCTGGGTGAATCATTTTAAATGACATTTGACCACAATTATTGTATAATACGGTTTTTACTTTGATATCACAACTACAATCACTAACATCCCAGCTTTCCGCAAATATTCTGGAAGTGCTTGATTGTGGGTCATATTGTGATTTATCAACTTTATCTATAATTACTTGAATTTTTGGATACAAATCAAAAGTAGACATTAAATCTATTTTTGAATCTGTATCATCCCAAGCAATAGAACCTAATTGGACTTCATTCATGCGGGTACTCCTCTCATTGAAGAAGCTGTGGCAATTCTAGTCCCTTCATTTATCATCTGTGCAATTCTATTAGGTTCCATATCTATAGATTGGTCTATAGAAATTTCAACGGTTTGAGGAACAGTTACTTCATTTTGCATTGTCCATTGTCTTTCTGCTACCGCTTTGAGCATTTGAAGATTTTCTGTATCCAATGTTATGTCATTTTCAATTCTGCCAACGCTATCCAATTTTCCTTTTTTCACATCCATAGGGATATTTTTTGAAGAATCCATTCTTCCATAGAATTGTTTAGTGCTATCATTTATAGCCTTTAGTGCTTTTTGTTCAGGTGTAAGCATATCTTCTTTACTAAATCTTCTTAATACACCTTCTTGAGCGTCTTTATCCCATTGATTCATTATTATTTTCTTTTGTCGTTGAGCTTCTAAATATTTTTTATTATAATCGTCCACAAGTTTTTGGTCAGCCTCAGATAGTTCAGTAGAAGAACCTTTTGCTGACATGAAAGTAGGTCTGTTACCAATTTGATTCCTAATATAAGCATCCACTTCTCTTTCATATTGATAACGAGCGTCTTTATGTTGTCTGTCTTTTCTAATTTTTTCAGGGTTTAATTCATCATAAATATGTTTAAATGCGAACATAGCCCCTACAATAGCAATTATACCACCAGCAACGGCGGCAAGCATACCAACAGAAGTACCTAACACACCTGCCAATGTAGAGAATCCTGAAATAGCCATTGATAAAAATGCTTTTGTGTTAGCTACTAATCCAATCATTCTCCAAGCCATATTCATCAATAAAACAATTATTCCTTTAATTATCATAGGTACTTTAGGGGCGGCCCATAATAATCCTATAATAGAAATCATTTTAATGATTATTTGCATATGGTCAATTATGAATTTAATAAAGGGTGATATGAATCTAACTAATTGAACAAATTTGGTAATTAAATAGTTAATACCATCTACTATTTTATATATGAATTGTTGACCTTCTGTTGTATCTAACCATTGAACAAAATCTTTTACTAGGTCTCTTAGTTTTATATAGCCAGTTAATTGTTGTGATACAACTTTTTGCCATTTATCGTGCATAACTATCAGTAATTGACCTATTGTCCAAGGTGCAGTTTTGAAAATATCATCAATTTGGTCTTGAACTTTTTCCATAGCTGTCATAATAGCTTCAGCAGTCAATTCTCCTTTAGCACCCATTTCTTTCAAAGCACCAGGATTAACTCCCATACCTCTGGCTAACATATATTTGAACATAGGAGCTTGTTCTGCAATTGAACGGAATTCATCCCCACCTAAACGGTTACTTCCCATACCTTGTGCCAACTGTAACATTACCGCTCTATTTTCTTGTGCGGATGTTCCAGATATTGCCATTGTTTTGTTAAAGGTTTCTACAAATCTTAATATTCTATCATTTGTAGCCTTAACACCTGACATAGCTATCCTATTATATAACGAAATAGTACCTTCAGCATCTGCTCTGGTTCTTATAGCTGTATCATATAGATTATTCATCATCTGTGTTGGTGTGTATTTTCCATCTGAAGTCAAAGCTACACGAGTAATACCACCTAAATACTCATTACCTGTTTTTATAAAATTAGTATTTATAAAATCAGTCATACCTTTTAAACTTGCAGTAACAATACCTACAGTAGCCGCCAATCTTATCAAATTATTATTTAAACTTAATATAGGTGTCTGATTAGCAAAATGAGCAGAACTTTTATCTCTTAAAGTTTTCCACATAGAAGGTTGACGAAGTCTTGCAAGTCTTTCATCAAAAGTTAAGCCATTCACTCTACCACCACTTTCCCACAGTAGTCTATTTCTTCTAAGAATGCCATTAGTAACATTTCTATTGTAAGCTTCTGCCGTTGCTAATCTATTGGCATTAGAAACTTGTAAACCATTTAGATAATATCTACCATTAGCTCCAACTTTGAAAGCTCCGTATTTAGCATTATTTGCTTCCGCCGCCTTCATGGCTTTCAAAGCTCTTTCAGTTTGTTTAGCTTGTGTTTCTATATTTTTCAATTCTTTGCGTAAACAAGACATAGAATCAGGTTTCTTTAAGGCCTTAATATTAGACTTTAGAGTTAGCATTGTTTTATTAAGTTTTTTAGCTTCCTGATAAATTCTTCTTAACGATGGCGTTAGATTCTCAACCAGGGTTAATTGTTCTTTTGCCATTTTACCTGCCTATCTTGCTTTACTTTGTAGCTTTTCTTGCTGTGCTTTATCTGATTTTACCTTTTCATCTATAAAAGCGATAATGGTAGCTTTCTCTCTACGCGGTTTAAAACAGAACTCGGAAGGAGACATATGAAACTTATGTAGGCAATAATACGCATATATAGTTTCTGCGTCTTCTTCCTTTATTAGTTTTTTACTTCATCTACCAATTCATCTAAAGAATCTTCGAATCCGCTAATAACTCTTATCTGTTCAGATAATACTTGAATCTCACCTGCCAATAACATCTTATTAAGAAGTTGTTCTGGAGTTCTAACACCTGCTTTTTGAATCAATTCAGCATCTCTAAAATTAGGTTCTACTGTATGATTTAAAATGACAAGTTGATTGAATTTTTTAGCATTGAAGTCAATTTTACCGCCTTTTTTAGGTACAGTGCATTGATTTTGGTATTCTAAATATTCTTCGTTGAGCATAGGTTTCACTTTAAATTTAAGTAAATTACCTTCTTCATCTTTAATTCTTTTAGATACCACAACTTCTTCTGTAAGAGTATCAACTGGATTTGCAAGTAGAAAATCTGTTAGTGCTGTCATTTTAATCTCCTTTCATTATCTAAGATTTTCAGGAATCTCAAACGAAGATAATATTTCAGCACCTGTAAATGAGAAGTTCATATTTTCATCCATTACTTGTGATTCAGTATCGAATTTAGCAAGAACAGTTGAATCCAGGTTTACATCGTATAGAGCTATCGTTTGCGACCCAATGGTGCTCGTTTCATCATTGTTTGTAATAATTAAATCAAAGAATAAATCTTTCCCTGTTTTAATATATTCTACAGCCATTTCTCTGAAAATAGAAGAGCAATAGTAAACTGACATTGAACCAGCACCTTCCCAGCCAACTGTTTTCTTTTGCTTTACTCTATTTCCAAGAGTTCTGACATCAATTTTTTCTTTGTTGAATGTAGCTTCAACAGATTTAGCGAAAAATAAGTCAACCACCTGTCCATTTATATTAGCCACCGCAGTTGCTTCTTGCCCGCTTATTACATCCATAGCCTTAAGCATAATGAATACCTCCTATTTATTAGTTATCTTTTCTACCAACTGTAAATGTCATATACAGTTTTTCCATAGAATCCACAGGTTGTATCGGCCAATTAACAACCACCGCATCAACGGCATCACCCATAAGAACTTCAATATCATCAGCACCTAAGAAATTGGTGATTGCATGAATTCCTTGTAAAGTGTTACCATAAGCAACAAGGTCAGCTTTATAAATATTTCTTCCATCAGCATCATTGTCTAATTTTCCGCAATAACTTTCGTCCCATACACTACCAACAGTATTACCGCATTCATCAAGTACACGAATGACCCTGTTCTTTGAAAAATCATAAGACTTTTTAGCTGTAAAGGTATGTAAGGTGTTAATGTCTTTTTCAACCAAGATAGTACCTTTTCTCGTACGGCTGATAACAAATTTACCTTGACCTAATGCTTCTATAATTTCTGTATTAGTCATTTCGTTTATGATGTCAATAGCATCTTGAACAGTTTTATGAGTATTGGATTCATTTATTTCTGCTCCAGCTGTTGCACCCGTTACCCAAGCAACAAAATTAACTGGTGAAATTTCTTCCGCATCTGTTCTATAGCCTTGGTGTGAAGATATGATACCTTCGTAATCGTAATTAGATTTATCATATACACAACCTTGGACTTTTACACCTTCATTTTCTCTTAAATCTTTAATGTACTCGCAGAAAGCAGTTTTGACAGTAGCATTTTCACTAACAAGTCCCATTGTATTCCAATTTTTAGTCTTCATAGCACCCCAATAGCCAGTATATGCTGTTTCTTCGTTTACTGTACCATTTGTGCCACCTGTTAATGAAGTTGCGGCTGTTGCTGTAAATACTGTGGTGTCTGTGGTGTTCCAAACTACAAAATCGTTATCTTCCAAATCTTTAGGACTTTCTAATTTAGATTGTATATCTTGTCTAAGTCCGTCATATAATGTTTCAACGGTATAAGTTGAACCTGTTTCATCATCTTTTAAAATAACAATTTTAATTTTATTACCGCAAATACCGGGATATTTAGCTGTAGGTTTTAATGCTGTTTCTCCAGTACCTATTGTTGCTGAAGCTTTTTCTCCACCTTTATCAAGTCTCCAGAATAAACCTCTATAAGCATTTTGAAGAACAAGTCTAAATAAAAGTGATTCAGTTTGTGTAGCTGAATAACCAATTTTCTTAATACTTGTACCGTCTAACATATCTGAACTTAAAACATCAATTATTTCACCTTCTGGTCCCCAAGACATAGGAAGAGCAAGAGTAGCGATACCTCTATCACTTACATTCATAAGGGATTGTGGTTTTGCGACAAAATTGATGTAGGCTCCAGGTCTAACCTTATTTTGTACTAAAAAAGTTCCGCCCATATTTTCTCCTTTACTTTTTGTAAACATTGACTTTTTGAGTCATTTGTTTAAGTTTCTGTTCTTTTTCTTTTGCGACTTTGATTGAATAATTGATATAGAATTCAAGTTTTTGATTATCTGGATACCAATTTATGTTATCTCCTCTTAACTTATCACCATTTGGTAATGTTATTGTTTCAAGAAGTTCTGTTAATTTATAAGCCATTTTATTTGAATCATAATAATATGTTTCGGGTACAGGCTTATATTGATATATTACACTAATTATGAAATTTTGTAAATAGTTCTTTCTCATCAGTTTATCTTGAGAAAAATCTTCACAATACACCATAAAATAAGGATGTTTACACCCTTGATTTATTGTTTCCTGATAAACTGGAATATCTGTAAAATAGCCACTAATAGCAAGGATTACAGAATCTAAAATTGTATTTCCTTCCATTGTTAATTTTTGTGACATTACATACCCCAATATCTTCCAAATTCTTTATCCCATAGAGCCCATTCATTTTCAGACATCAAACCTACTCTGTTAGCTTCATATAGAACATTACTTATGAATTTTTTAAATTCCACATCTACTTTATTGCGAATAACTCTTAATTCTTTGGTATAGAATTTAGTTTTTTTATCCACAAAAGGCATATATCTTTTTAGATTATGTCTTCCTGTTCTTTTTATTTTTCTGTGAGTTCTACCTATTTGTGCATCTTTTAATTTTGCTTGCTGACCCACCGTCGCTGTGTTGTTTAGATATACCTGCCATAACTTACCTGTATGTGACATCAAATAAGTTTTTGGTAATTCCCAACTTTTTTTCAATAAACCCGTGTCTTTTGGATGTGTAGGTAAATTTTCTAATCTTTGTTTTAAAAGATTATCTATTCTATATGTGAATCTACGCATTACATTTTCTATTGTTTGTGGCTGAGATAGAATTCTATATCTTTCTGCAAATTGTGCCAATGTTTCTTTTTTACCGCCTACGTTCAATTTTGCTGTTTTTTGTGCCATTAGCAATACCCCTTCGTATCTAATAGAATTTCTTGATGGGTTAATGAAACCTGTGGTAAACCTGCTTGACCTTTATATTCTGCTATAAGTTGTCCAGTTTGTGAGTCATACCTTCTTGCCTCCAAATAATAACCAGGTTCAACTTTATACTCAACTTCCATAAATATTTTAGGTTGTTTTTCATACGGAGTCACATCTATTTCTTTATGAGAAAAGGTATCCCAGGTTCTTAAACTAAATGAAATTTTACAAGGTACATCTAAATATTTAGGAACTTTTGATTTTCTTGTAGAAGTGGAACCATTTGCATTCTTTTCAGGTTCATATGAATATATATCACATTTATCGTGATACATTACTTTTTTATGAATTCTTTGAACCATTTTAAAATTTACCATTTAAGTAACCTATATTTATCTAATTGTTGAGTATAGTTATAAAGAAAAGAATCAACATTACCTACATGAGCCTGTGTATTTGCTTTTGACGAAAATTTCAATTCAGAATCTCCATCTTTAATAGAAGCAATAGTTCCAGTGCTAACATCTGAAAGATGTTCATTGTCAATGTTACCGTTTAATGCTTCTGATTTAAGAAGGTCCATAACTAAATTAACATACACAAATCGAAGAGGGTCAGGAACATAATCTCTATTTATATAGTTACAAATAGATGTTCCCACCTCTTCAATATAGTTGTATAAAAGAATGGTACCTAATCTATTGTCACCTAATTTATTTTGGACAGTTTCATAGACCCATTCTTTTTCTGTTTTCTTATATACCGGACGTCTTTGACACATTAAATATCACCTGAGTTCTTTTTAGATTTTACTTCTGTTTTGAACGCCCAGGCTCCAAGAGATTGAAATCTCTTGAAGTCGGACGAGTCGCAATTGAATTTAGTGTGTGCTTTTTTTGTTTCTCCTTTATATTTGACGTCAATTGGACAAATAATTATCATTTATATTCTCCTTTTGAGTAACGACGAGAGGCAACCTAAGTCGCCTCCCGATGGCATTACCCGAGTTATTGTTTAACTTTAAGAACAAATACATCGCCCATTCTTTCAAAAGAAGGAAGAACGATTTGTGATACAGATGTAATGATGTTTACTGGTAATGATTCTTTTTTATTCAAGATTGCAATACCTGTATTAACAATAGATACATCAGCATCTTTATTTCCAGCCATTAGGTCAGCTTCTTCAGGAGTTGTACCATACCAAGTTGAACCTAATGTACCAGAAGGTAAGAATGTAACATAATCGTCTGGATAGAACTGTTTATCAGAACCATCTTCTGTTTTGTACATTTTATCATAAGTAACAAAAGTGATACCTAATTTTTCTTGGAAATATTTTTTCACATCACTGTCGCTAATAATGATATTTTGGTAACCTACCGGGTTCATATCTTTCTTAATAGCTTCATTTTTACAGATGTAACCCCAAGTTTTTGTGGTTAAAATTGCACGAGTAAGTAAGATTCCTCTTGCTTGAGCATCTTTCTTAATTATTCGAATATCACCATAAATATCAGCTTTAGGGTCTGACCAATCTGTTCCAACTGTTGATGTGTTACTTTCAGTCCAATCACCTTCTGGGTCATAGTTATATTTGTAAGCACAAGAAACACCAGATTTGTCAGGAGCTACGATATCAATTGTACCATCAACCAATAAAGACATTCTCATTCTTTCTGATTGAACTAATGCACCTGAAACAAGATTTGCTCTGTCATTGAAGATAGTTTGCATAAGCTGTCTTGCGTATGTATTATTGGCCATTTCTTGGAACATCAATAATTGCTGTCTGTCTTCTTCATTTAATGACATAGCCTCTCTAAAGAATGGCATTTTAGTTGAGAAATCTTTAACACCAATTCTACCTCTTAGAGTAGGTTTAGTATCAAAAGCTGAAGGCATCAATGCGACAGGTAATGAACGAAATCCTTTTAAGAATTCTAATTTTAAACCCATCTTTTTCTTATTAGGGAATAATGCTGTACCCAAGTAAGGAATAGAATTTGAATAAATTTCATTCCAGTAAAGGGCCATTGCTTTTGAATCTATTAAATCGTAAATACTTTTAAACATTTTCTATTCTCCTTTACCTTAAGCTACCACAACTGAAATTTCGTTTGAAGCTACGCCATTAACAACTGCGGCCGCTAAAGTTTTAACTTTCAAAGTACCTGCTACGGCTGTTCCTGTAAATGCAATTTTAACAGTTTTATCATCTAATCTTGTGATATTATTAACCGTTAAAGTTGTTGCATCCGGTGTGATTGTGTAGTTAGAAACCTTTGTAGATGCTTGTTTTGGTGCAAAATCAGTTCCTTCTACATTAACAAGTAATACTGGGTCTTTATCACCTACTGCAATTTCACCATCTGCTTTAATAGTGGTAGTATCTGCTACTTCTCCACCTAAAGGATAGAAGAAAATACCATTTTTCAAAGCTGTTTTACAAGCTGTTGAATAAGTTACACCTGCATTTGCTTCTGCCTTAGCTGTATTGATATGTCCTCTAACAAGAACTGCACCATTAGCATCACCATTTGTTACATCTAAATCATTTAATACGATACCAGTACAATTAGCATCATTTGAAGGGAATGGTGTACCCGCTTTAATAATAAAACGACCATTTTCTTTCTTAGCCAATTTAGACTGTTCATCAAAAAATTGAGGTCTTGCCACATAGTCATCAGGGAATTGAAGAATGACATTTTTTGACGCATAAGTATTGGTAATTGATTCCATTGTCATAATTTTTCTCCTTATTGTTTACCAAAGTAAAATTCGCTTGCACTCTTTGTTTCTTCTGAAATATTTTTGTTATCTTCTAATAAAGATTTAACAAAGTTTTCAGAAACAGTTGTTTTGTTGTGATTTTGGCTATCTTTAGGGTCTGAACCTTTGAAGTTCCATCCTTGTGGTTTGCCTCCGTCTTCTCCACCTTCACCATCTCCTGAAACAAATAATAAAGGTTTTGATTCTTTGATTTTTGATAATTGCTCATCAAGTCCGGAAACAGTACCGTCGTCTTTGAGAATAATCAATGTTTTGTCTATTAAACCTGTTACTAAATCTCCATAACCTTCTTGAACTTTACCGCTTAATGCGTAAGTGATAGCATTATCAACTTTCAATTCTTTAATTGCTTTTGCATTAGCTTCGTCCTTTTCTTTGTTAGCAGTTTCCAACTCTTCAATTTTAGATTTTAAAGTTGCATTGTCGCCTTCAAATTTCTTAAGGTCTTCAATTTGCTTATCTCTGTTTTTAACATCTTCTGTGAGTTGTTTGTTTTTCTCATTCACCTCATCCATTCGATGTTTTGGAATAAATTTATCATTGATAGCACACTTGATAAATTTTTCGATTTGCTCATCAGATAAGCCCATCTCCTTCAATAACTGTTTAATGTGTTCCATTCAATTGTCCTCCTCGCTTTTTACATGATGCGTCCATGAAATATATCTACATTTTAATTATATAATAGAATATGAATAATTGCAATACGATTGATTAAGATTTATTGCTCGAATTATTAACTGAATATTTTTTGTTAATTTCAGCTGTTCTATCTGCAATTTCTATATCATATTCCATTTGTTTCTTTTTATCAGATTCAATTTGTCTAATTTCTTGTTCAGTATTTTTAACCCAAGGATGGTTTTCTAACAATGTTTTCTGACTTATCATATCTTTTGAAACTGCCAGGTTGTTGATAATTTCAGTTTCGTTAAGAATAACTGCTGTATTAAACAAGAAATTACTATCTTTATCATTATAAGCAATACCTTTATTAGTTAAGTCTTCATTTATGAACCATTGTAACTGTCTTAATGAATATTTATATTGTTGAGCCATTTCAGAACAGTCCATATCCAAGTCTGCATATTGAAATCTTAAAGCTACACCTGAAACATCTCTCAATTCTTTATTTACTGTATCTACACCGCCGCCGAATTCGAAAATATCTTTTCTAAGTCTTGTTAAGTGTACATCCACCTCATCAACATTAGTAGGCGTTTCTAAAACAGATACTTTGCCGCCTTCACCAACAAACACAGTTCTGAAGAAGTTTAGATTTTTATTAAATTCTTCTTTATCATTATCTTCATAGCCTTCTACAACCTTAATAGCATTTGGAATATCTTGTAGGTTGTTAGAAACATCACTTGTATTTATGTCGTAATCATCAATTAAAGGCTTAATCCAGTTTAAAAGACTAACTTCATCTCTATTGTATTTAAAAGCTACAAAAGGTACCCTATCCCATACTGCTGATTTTTCTTCTCCTGTGGTATCAACAACTGTAAAGTGACCCTCACCATCAATAGAGCTTTGTAGCACCATATTTCCACCAGCTTTAAGTCTTTTATATTTCCATACACCTTCTTTAGTCCAATATTCTATGAATTCATAAATTCTTTTATCTGCATTTGTGGAACCATATTCCTCAATTTCATAAATTCTAATAATTGCATCTAATTCTGTGTGTTCACTGTCATGCCAAAATGGAATAATTTCTTCACTTGGTATGTGTTTAAATTTTAATTCGCCTTTATCATTATAATATACTTGAATCCAAGCGATACCACTGGTTACAGAAGCACTACCTACATTGGTTAGAGTGAGTTTAAATTTATCATCAAAGTATTCACGCAATTTCTCAACATAGGTATCATCACCTTGAATAGTGAATTCTTTAGACAATAAATAATTTATTTTCTGATTTACAAGTTTACGCATAAAAGGGTGAGATAATTTACTGTTAGTTAAAATCTCACTCATTACAGGTTCGCCTTGTCTATTTATATAATATTTTTGACGATTTACAATGTCATTTTGGTTAAAGAAATATTTCTTACCAATTTTCATATCCTTGTAAACACGGCTTTCACGGTATTCTCGGATACATTCTACTAAAAATTCTTCTTGTGGTTGACCATAATTTGAAACAATAGCTACTCTTAAATCTATAGGTAAATCTGGTTCAACCATTTTTTCAGGAATTCTAAATAAAATTGACATTGATAATCTCCTTTATTTTATTATATATAATCAGTGAATAAATAGCAAGCAATTTTATATCACCAGCTAAATTTCTTAATCGTTAATTCTTCCGTTGCATATCTAAGAGCGTCCATGGCGTGGTTATAATCATCAATTGGTTTGCTAATTTGAATTCCATCTCTAACATCCCAAGCATAGTTATTTAATTCTATAATAGTATTGGTGCAAGTAGGGTGAACAATTAGTTGATAATCTTGTAAACGACGAATACCTGCTTTTAAAGAATCTGCTCCTTTTTTGCAAGGATAAACTCTTTTTATGCCATAGTCTCTGAGCTCTTTAATTGATTTAGGTTCTGAACAATCTGCTTTTATTTTGGCATTGGCCCAGCCTTTGTATTTGATTTCATCCGCTAGTTGACTGTTAGTAAGCCTTGGTTTATAAATTTCGTCATATATGTAAATAACCTGTTGGTCTCTGTTACCTAAAGTAGCTATCACGGCCGCTGGGTCATTACTGAATCCAAAGTCAAGACCAAATAAGCGTCTGTAAACTCTTTGCCCTTCTCCATTTGTAAGATACAGAAGTTTAGAAACATCAAAGTCTTCAAGACTCCAATTTTCGTAAATAAGCCCTTCAGAAATACCCCAATCGCCAAGTCCTTCAATTTGGTAACGACGAGGATTTCTAATTTTCATGTCTTCAAATAGTTTTCTATCGTCATCACCTAAGAATTCATTTTGCATATAAGTCGTAGTTATAGCAAAAACATTATTATCTGGAGTGTCAAAAAATCTTCGCTTAATCCAGGTTTTATCACTCCAAGGGTTAAAAGTCATTGTTATTTGTTTAAAATAGCCTTCAGGCAATTCACCACGAATACTCATGTCCAGCTTGTTAAATGCAGTTTCATCCGTTACCTGGAAAGCTTCCTCTATCCACACCCAGCATAGGTAGCCATTTTCAACTGTAATAGATGTGATAGAATCTGCGTCATCAAAGCCTCTGAATAAAATCTTTTGCCCTGTTGGTAGATAAGTCAGCTCCATTGGAGAGTTAGTGACTTTCCACTTATCCTTAACGCCCCATTTATTCATAGCCCATTTTAGCTGAGCAAAGGTAGAGTCTTTATGTGTGTTAAAATATCTACGCATGACAAGAGTATTAGCGAGTGGCATTTCCATCATCTTATAAATTATCCATAAAGCAGTGGTACATGATTTCTTTGAACCACGTGACCCTTTACAAATTCTATATCTCTTTTTGCAACGCCAGAAGCTACCATAACCACCTCCGACAGTTTCTACCAAATTTATTTTTTTAGTCATATTATTGCGTCCTGATTATATAATAAGATAAAAAGACTAAAATTGCAATAGCAAAATCATCTTGTCAAAAGACAAGATGATTTTGTACTCACAGACAATCGGAGCATTTACAAATACCTGACGATTTGAGCTTAACACCAGCCCTTATGGATGCGATACCCATATTCCACCGGTGGACCGAGGCATCATAGGCTTGTCAGGTATTAATAATTATATTATATACTAAAAATTTATAAAAGCAATACCTGCTCAGAAATTGAACAGGTATCACAGTGACTAGATAATTATTGAGAGCATTATCAATTACATTATAGCACAAGCTCCAAGAAAAAACAACATCTGGGGCATTTATCAGTTCTAAAACAAATTCTTTGAATTTCGATTGATTGGGTTGTGTGGTACAATAAAGATTATCTAAAACAAATTTATTTTATCATGAACACAGACAGGTTTTTGACACCGAGAAAAATTTCAAAGTTCGAATTTATGAGAGGTAAGTTCACCATAGAGGCAAGTTCACCATAGAGGTAAGTTCACCATAGAGGCAAGAGAGGTTAAAATTTGTTCAGATAGTGAGGTAGGGAAAATAGAAAAGTTCGAGATATGAACTCGGGTAAATCAGCCGAAGGTCGTGAGAGGTACCAAGAACCGACGATTACACCATCAGACGGGCTATCCCGGGTGGATTAAGAGAAACATAAACAACAAAAAGTTGACAATTTTTCTTATAATATAAATGTAAGCAAACAACAAGGAGATACAAATTATGCAAACACAATTGACATTAAATATTATTATTAACAATAATAATGTAGACAATCCAAGCATAGACAATCCAAGCATAGACATAGAACAGTTAATAAACTACATTAAAGCTAATAAATTAGTAGAGGATGTAGAACTAGACTTAGACAATACAATGTTATTACAAAGATAGTATATTACAAGCAAAGAAAGGCAGGCATATTATGCAAAAACAAACAGTTAAAACAAACAACAAAGTAGTAGCACAAAACAAAGGAGACAAAACAATGAAAGCAAACAAACAAGCACAAGAAACAAAACAAGTAAGACTAGAAGACAAGATTATGGAACAGTTAGTAGAAGCACAAAAAGCTGACAAGAATATTAAAATACAAAAAGTGACAGGCTATACAAGTATTAAATATGGAAATAAAGTGTTATTTGAATTCCATAATAAAAAGAAAAGTATTTCACATTTAACATTTAGCAACAAACAACAAGCATATGAAATTCTTAATAAGAATAATTTAGTGCATAGAGTAGTTCCTAATAGTTATGGATGGAAATATAATACTGAATGTATGTTAGACGCTAACTTGTTAAAATTCTTCCCCGCTATTTTAAAATCTGTTATTGCAGAAGCTGTAGAAGAACGCAACTTAAAAGCACAAGCAAGCAAGAAAGCTGAAAAGAAAGTTGCAAAGGCTTAAGAATATACCTTAAGAATATACATTGTAGGGCAGGCTTAACTGCTTGCCCTTTTATAACATAATAATTAAGGAAAAATATAATGATTGATTTTATTAAAACTATTTGGATAATATTTATTGCATTAGTGTTAGCAAGTTTATTAGGTTGGCATTAGAAAGGAGAATATAAAATGAAGAAACAATGAATATTATTAATAAATTTGCAATAGATTTAAAAGACATATTTAAAAGACATATTTAGAGGACAGTTTAAGGAGAAGTTTAAGGAGAAGTTTAAGGAGAAAGAATAATGGAATTTATATTTGTAAAGAGTGAAGAGTTAAAAGAGTTTGAGCGAGACATTGAGAGAATGATTAAAATGGTAAAAAGAAATACTTTTAAAATTATTGGTGGAAGTTTCTTATTTTATTTAAGTATAGTTTTCTTAATTATTATGTTATAATTCCCACTCCCTAAAAATTTACCCCATTTATTTATATTAAGCACTAATTATCTTTAATTAAGTGCTTTTTATTTATATTCATTACCATCAGTCTATCTATAAATCCCTACTTTTCTTCTTGCCGCCTTCTCGCTTTTCTCGTGTACTTATATACCTTCGCCATAGTTTGTACCTAAAACTTATTTTATCCACCTTTCTCGCCAATCTCGCTTGTCCTTTTTTACTTTCTAACTACAAATTACCTACAAATTTCCACCTTTTTGTTCATTTAAGCCTTCCCTCTTTCAATCTATTTACCTACCTCCACTTCCTAATAAACAAATCAGTCTTTCAATATGTCTCCAAGAACTTATAATTACAATCTAAGAATCAATATTTCTTTCCCAGAAGCAGAAATTTTACTAATATCTTTCCAAGAATCAATAAATCTATCCATCTTATTATATTTTGCAGAAGCAAAGAAGGACTGATGGCTTTTAAGGGTCAAATATTATAACATATATCTTTCTTTCATGCAAATTATTAAGAATCTGTAATATAGTATATACTCCAACCCGCTATTTGAACAAAAATAGGCTATCTGAACAAGAAACCTGGATACTTCCTGGGACCAAATCCGCATGGTTTTACATTTCTTAATGTTCTAGTATATACTCCACACCCATTTTCTGTCCGTTTTTCCGTCAAATTTTCTGTCAAAATTGTTACAAAACTTAAAAGAAAAGGGCTAAACATTTCTGTCTAACCCACAACGAAAATTTAAAGAGTATCCGTCTGTCAATCCATCTAATACGCACTGTTTATGGTATGAAGACGGGAGGAAAAGATAGAATCAATCTGTCAAATCGTCCTCCTTTCCTATAATTGTTACAGAATTATTGATTTTTACCGATTTTTCGGTGTATCCCATCATTTGATTGAGCTCCTTGACTGCGGCTGTAATTGCTGTTACTCTGGTCATATTTAGTCTATTCGCTTTGCCTTCATTTCTGGCGTTCTCGACCTCCTCAATCGCTGTATGCACCAGATACTTTAAAGAATTCACGGAGTCTGAAAACTGCCATTGTAACTGCTTTTCAGTCTGTTTGACCATCCTTTCCCTCAGAATCCCAAGCAAATCAGCGACGTCTTTGCGTCGTTTTAAATCAGATGCTCTTTGTTCTATATATTCCATAGATAAGTTCGTACAATCGTAAGATAGTTTATATGCTGTAATGTTATTATTGTATTTTATAATATTTACTACAAAATTAAGTTCATTTTCACCTATATTTTTATATTTCTCCCCCGCCCCTTCTAAATTTAAGAGCTTCGGAAGCCAATCCTCATCTACTTTTACTATATCCGTAGTGTCTAAATTCCTATTCTGTCCTATTCCTGTATTTGCTAATCCTTTATCCTTTAATGTAGTTTGGTTTATTAGTTCATCTAGGTTAGAATTAGGTTCAATTAGTTCACATTTTACTGGTACAGGTTTATTATTTTCTTGTTTTTTCTCCCCGGCCTGAATTTTTTTTGAACTTTTATTGGTAGGCTTTTTCTCTTTTTTATCATTTTGTTCTGTATTTTTTGTCATCATTACACCTCTTCCGAACTAAAATTGAAAATCGAAATTTGAATTAAAATCTAAGTCAAAATCAAAGAACCATTCCAACTTATACTCTCCATTTAAGTAATATCTAACTTGGTATTCTACACCTTTTTTACTGATATTGATAGCTACTATTTTTCCAGGCAATCTTTCGAAAGGAACAATAAAACAATCTTTATATAATAAGTTTTCAAAATCTATCATGATAATTTTACCTTTATTTTAATTTTATCATCTTTTTACTTTATATCCGCCTCTAATATAATTATTATAGCATATAGACGGATATTTTACAATTTGTTCAGTTTATTTCATTTTCTTTATCATATCATCTAATTTTAAATCAACTATTTCAGATATCTTTTGCAATTTAATATCTACAGATGGAGATTGTATTGCTTGTTTTCCTATATGTAATCCTATTGCTTGGTACATAAATTTTGATGATGGAACAAACATACTTATACAGAATAATATAATGAATAGAGGAATACTAAAAGATAATATACATTTTCCTACTTTGTATTCTTGTTCATCTTCATTTTGAGTACCTTCTATAAAAAAGCCTGCTCCAAAAATTATAACTACTGCAGAAATAACACATAAAAATCCGCATATATCTCTTATACAATCTACTCTATCTGCTAAGTATAATAATTCTATTAACATTCTTCTACCTCCAATGTCATTTCTTCTACTTCCATATCTTTTAATACTATATGGTCAATATATCCTTCTTTATTATATACAAAATCTTTAACTGATTTTCTTGGTATTCCGTGCATATCACATAAAATAGCTTCTTGCATATATTTCGGAAAATGTTTGAAAGCAGGTGCAAAATTAACTAAAATTTCTCCTGTATTTTCACCGCCTTTAACTTCTACAGAAGAAAGTGAATATGTATCTATTTTATTAGCCTTCACAAACATATCTATTGAAAAATCTAAGTCATTTTTTAACGAGTCTAAATCATCTGAATTTGTTACCATATAATTTTCACGAAATATTTTAGCAATATCTATTTTAATTTGTTCTAATTTATGTTGCATCTAATCCTCCACTTCTATATGATAATTATATGCACAAGCTCTACAAAGAAATTGAAATTGTGTTTGATTATAGCCATATAAATGAATACTATCTATACCTTTTATTTCTTCACCTCGTGGTACATTTTTGTATATACCTTCAGTTACCTTTCTATCACAAGACATACATTTATATACATAACCATCATCTGCTTTTATTCTATGCCAATTACAATCATCTTCTTTATTTTTCTTGTCTAAAATATCTTTGGCTACACTTAAACAATATAAATCATTGTTATTACAATGTGAAAATCTACAACAATTTTCACAACTTTTTGGTCTATTCATTTTTATTTTCCGCCTTTTCTGTTAAATAGGTTTCTAACTCTTCTACACAAGATTTACACAAATATAGTTCTTGCAAATATACAGTTATTACATTATGAGGAGTCACTTGTAAACAATAGTATTCATCAATTTTAAGTTCTTTACCACATATATCACAATATATTTTTATTGCCATTATTGCCCCTCAAATATTAAAGAATTTTCTGTTCTAATAACTGGAATACTAAATATTTCACATACATCGTGCAATGCACTTAAATATCCTTGACCAAATTCAGTTTCAGGATTATAAAAAGGAACCCATTCATTATAAATATGTTGAATATATTGTTTTGCAAGTTGCATATCTAACTCACTCATGATTTTACCTTTCTTTTTGTTTCTTTAATATAGTCTAGAAAATCCATTCTATTTTTATTATGTTCCACCATATATTCTATTTCATCTAATGCATCTAAAAGAATTTTTACTTTATCATTACATACTCCGTCTAGAGTTTGATTGAATAATTGTAGCTGTTCTGCTTCTAATGGTTTTGCTACTCTTTGTTCATAATGATTAAAAAGAAATTCCATTTGCTCATTAACATGACGACACATAGCATCAAAATATTGTAGAGTAATTTCATTTTCTTTAGGTGGACGAAATGGTAAATATTTAATCATTACTGCACCTTCTTTCTATATAAAACTAAACCTCTATACCAATCACAGAAGCTGTCTTTATCTCTTAAATTTTCTAATTTTGGTACATTAAATTCTATATCTTGCCAACTGTCACAAATAGAATCATGTCTATATAAATCAACCAGATTGAACATTCTTTCTAGATTACTTAAAATTTGATTTTCAATATCTCCTGATGGGTCAAATTTAAAAGCGAAGAATTTTTTATAATCTCCATTTTCCTGATTTTTCATGCTCGTGTTTATAGTACCGCCTGCTTGTATAATTCTAGAAATAAGTGCATACTTAAACACATTTGAATTATCTGACTCATCAACTGTATTTACAATTTGATTCAACTGTTCTTGTATAATTTTGATATTGTCTTTAATCATTTGTCATTCTCCTGTAAAATAATATTGCAACCACACCAATAACCGTAAACATGAATGTCTTAGCTATTAACGGACTTAATAATATTAAATCTATTACACAATCAGGCATGATATCCTTCTCCTCTCTTTACTTTTTCTACTGCTATATTTCTTATATCTGTTGAAAATTCATAATTAAAACAGTCTACATGATAATGAACCCATAAATTTATTTAATTTATCCACATTAAGTAAACACCCATCTATGTCTACCACTATTGCCTTTTCTTTCATCATATGTTCAACCCCGTCAATTCATTAAATACTTTCCAATAATTGTACAACTCAGGTGGAAATTCTTCTCCTAATACTTCACAAGCTCTCAAAGGTACAAATCTATTACAATCCACACCAACATCATGTAAATCAGGAAAAGTGCGTCTATTCATTCCGTGACTATGCCCATGAAAACAACAATCAGCTCTTCTGCTACTATGGTAATCTACAACAGGATGATGATGTAAAGCAACCACAAGAGGTCTTCCTTCAATTAAACAATCTTTGTCCTCAACTGTCTTAAATGCCCACCAATTACATATTATATTATCTTCTTTCAACTTATTTAATATTTTAGTTGAATCGTGGTTTCCTTGTATAACAAAGATATTACAGTTTATTTGACTTAAAGTTTCTTTTATCTCTTCGTATTTATGAGACATACTTAAATCACCTAAAACATATAAATTATCATTTTTACCACAACGATAATTTATCATATCAATTATAAATTTGTCTGTTTGTTCTAAAGTATTAAATTTTCTAAAACCACATTCTGTCAATTTTAAATGACCTAAATGTAAATCGCTTGTATAATAATTCATTTTAACCTCTTAATTATTTTCGTTTCTAATTTCATTTATTAACATTATAGATTGGGTACATAAATCTTCAATTACTCTTAATTGAAACTCTGCCACTTCTTTTGTCATATTAGGATTTAATCTAATATCTTCTGCTATACACTTTATTTGTTGAAATGTTACTTGCATCTTCCACCTCTTATTCGTTGCTATTTAATTATAGCATAAATAATTTAATCTACAAATAAATCATGAATAAATAATGCAAGCATACAACCTAAGAATATTTTAAACATTATCACCTTCCATTTCTGTTCCATCTGCTCCACATTCGTGGCATACCCAACCAACCATTGAATAATGACCACACTTTTTACATTGATAAACATTCATATATGTTAAATCATCATATACAATGTCAAATCTTTTCTGTAAACTTTCATATTTCTTTTTCAATTCTTCATATTTTTGTTTTAAAGTTTGTTTTACTTCGTATCTTACAATTTTACCATTCTCTAACGAGATGCTTGAGAATTCTGTTTCACAATTTTTACAATATATTTTATCCGGTAACTTGTGAAAGTAAGGTTCATATTGTAATGAACCCGGTGTAAATTCTGCTTCCACATAACCTTGACTACATATTGGACATTTTCCTATTTTATCAACCATTTTCCTCTACTCTTTCTGCTAATTGTTTAATTAAGTTATTAGCACACCTATCACATCTTCTATTAGAAAATTGTCTAACTATACAATCTTGGCATAAATCATCTTGAATCATTTGTAATACAGTTTCTAAAGGAACCGTTTTAGCTAAACCTCTACAACTATATATCATCTTCTTCATCTTCATAACCATTTTCTACTGCTTTTTCATTTGCTTTTTCTAAATAATCTATTGACTCTACAATCAATAAATCATAATCACCTAATGTGGCTTTTTGTTGATATTCTTGAACCAAATGACTTAAACCTTCTCTTCTTAATGCTTTACAAACATAATTGAGAACACTGAAGGCATTACTATTCACTCCAACTAAATCGTATTTTGGCATTTTATTCTCCTTTAATTCTGCAACCACTTTTATTGAGTTTATCTATAAGTTTATAACATAATTTAATGATTGCCTTCTTCTGTTTCATTGAACCTCTGTCTTTAACTTGTAGTGCTAATTGTTCTATTCCTATATAATTGAAATTAAAATCATATTCAATTTCTTCATATTCAATTTCTTTTATGTCATGTTCCACCTGGTCTTTTGCACAATCTTCACAATATCTTGGATAACCAGGAGTGGTGCCATCAATAACACCACCACAAGTTTGACATAAAGTTCCATCAAGCATCATTTCTGCTATTTCACCCATTATTCTTGTACCTTTTGTTCTTGTTTTGATTTATTCCATAAATCAAAAATTTGTTGTTTATTACATTTGTAACAAGGTTTTTCTATTGCAACAAATTTATCTAATTCATTAACTTGAGGAATAAAATTATTTAAGATACCGGAAAAACTTGTTTTGTATTCTACAACAGGGATGAAACTTCCATTTATATAAGAATTATCAAAATCAAATATATGACCATCTTCATCTAAATTAGTAACAAGGCAATTCCTAATATCACTTGCGAATTTATTGAAAACTTGCAAATAATATTCTGCATCTGCTTTTTTAACTACTAATCTAGGTAATTCAATACTCACCAATTGTTCTTCATTCATTTTTACCATTTTATTTATCTCCTTTCTTTGGAAGTTGTAACTTCTTCCAAACTTCATCTTCTATAAAACAAATATTTCCAGTTCTATATGGATTACTATGGTCAGTTCCATTTGCTACTGAAATAAACATAATTCCTTGTTTCATGTATTCTGCACACTTTGGACAAGGTTCCATATTTACTACCTTACCATTTGCTTCTTTTATTTTTTTTGCTTCGCTTGTTGATAATCTTTTATTGAATATTATTTGATTATCTCCTCCACAATAAAAACATTTTGTTAATGCAAATTCTAAATTCTTATCTTGCATAATATGCTCCTTTCTTTGTTTGTTGCTTTACTGTATATTTTAATTGTATGCACACAAACAATCGGTACAATATGTTCAAACAATTTATTTACGAACAGTTTACCTTCTGTCATATTAGTTTTCATCTAGTTTATCCATCATTTCGAAAGCACCTTGCACCAACATCATAATCTTATTAAATTGTGTGTAATTACATCTAACATCCTTGTCTCTTGCTTGTATAATTGGCTTTTCCAGGTCTGTTGTAAATTGCAAATGAAGGTAATCATCTGTAAACCAACAACTAAATATACCAACACAACGCCAATCCAATGTATAGATGTAAATCATACGGCTATGTATTGACTCGTCAACTGCTACACATTGGAAATCAAACGCTTTACATTCATTTTTTATTTCATTTGTTAATATTTTCTTAAACCCATTATTTTTCATTTAACACTCCTCTCAGATTTTCTTGTGCCCAAACCATCACTTCATTCAATTTCTGTTGCTGTGTTTGGTACATAGTTCTATATAAATCAGCTTCCGCCTTAACTAACTTATAATCTTTTTCCATTTGTTGTAATTGTACTAATCTATCTTCAGTTACCATCCAATATCTTCTATCAGAATCCTCACAAAATAAATTAAAAACAATTTGGTTCATGGTTTCTTTATACCAATACCACTTTGTAAATCTACTCATGTTTTTGTGCTCCTTCATAATAATAACTTTTAAAATAATCCAATGTCATAATTTTATCTTTTTGTGTCTCTATATCAAAAAATTTAATAGGAAATTTTCTACTATGTAATTCTATACCGTCCCATCTGATTTTAACATCTTTTGATTCTTTATTTTGGTATATTGTACCTATCTGATTAGGGTCTAATCCCCATTGTTTACACTTTGCAATTTCCTTTTTTATATTGTTTTCTTTATTCTTTTGTCTGCGTTCTGCTTGTTCTTCTTCATCTAATAACTGCCTAACAATAGTGCCAAATTGGCGATGAACCCAATTATAGTAATAACACCACCCATCTTTATCATAATTACCGAAGTAGATAGCATCTCTTTTAACTTTCCATTCATGCGGACAATTAAATAACCACGCCTTAATTATATCAATAAAAGGTTTAATAACTTGTTTTTTACCTGTCCTGATACAATGTTCTGTGAATTTGGTACTTAAATTATTCCAAAATCTATTATCAATGTCTATATACTTATAATATAAAGACTTTCGTGCTTCCTTCTCTTCTACCGTTAATTTACAATCATCTGTCGCCATATATTTCATCTCCATATAATTCTATAACTTTACTAACCCACATCTCTTCCTTAGTTTCTTTATGACGGAAACATAAAAATACCGGAAATCTTAAACTTGGATTGCCTTTTGCATCTGTTGTTTGTTCAAAATATTGCACCTTAACATCAAAATTTTCAGTAAATACTGTACTCAAGAATAATTTACTATTAGACCAAATTAATTCTCTATCTTCATCAGTAAAACCTGAGCCAACACCTACAATATTACCTTGATATTTTATATTTAATGCTCCTAATTTATTTTTATTTTTTCCGGTTCCTTCACTTAAACCTGCTAGCATAAATTCACCATCTTGCATTGATTTTATTTTTAAAAGATTTCTAGTACGTTTAAATTCATAAGGTGCGTCTGCGTTTCTATACATTAAACCTTCCCATTTGTTTAAATTACACAAAGACTGTAATTTATCTCTTTGTGAATCTTGTCTAGCTATTAAAATATTAGGTGCTAAGGTGTCTAAAACAGAATAACCAAATTTATCTGAATCCTTCGCTTCTAATAATTCACATATCATTTTGTACTCCTCTGAAAAAGGCAATTCCCATTCTTTATCTTTAAATTTAGCACTTTCCATAGCATCAAAAATGACGTAATATAAATTATTGCAATCTAAAGTTCTCTCATCACTAGATGTCAACGAAATACCCTTTTGAAAATCTTCATTTCCTTTATCATCAAAATATAATATTTCACCATCTAATACAGTGGTACGCATATATAAAGGTAATTGTTGTAATATATGTTGAATTGGTGCTATTTTACACGGTTTATTTGAACGAGAGTACGCTACACCATCCATAATATACATACGCTTACCATCAAATTTACGGCTGTATAACCCATTAGTAAATATTTCACCTTTATAATTCTCAGCTAATTGAACCTCTGGCTTATTACAAAAATCAGGCCAAATTGTTTGTAACTTTTTAATACCTAAATTAAGTCTTAAATCTTTTGCGACAACCATGCTCATCAGCTGTTGAGCGTCCAAACTACTATAACCTGTTATAAAATATTTAAGTTTTCTTACGTCGTTTAAATCAGCCTCTCTCTTTTCTGATAATTCGTCCAAAATAGCTGTAAACTCATTCCAATCCTGTACAGTAAAATCATTTTTTAATTTTCTAGCAATTAAACCTTTTTTAATCGTAACTAACGCTAACTTACATTCATCCACTTTATACATTTTATCTGGATTATAAGTATAATCTAAAATTTCTTTTAGTAAATCACTTTTTACACTTCTAAGATAATCTAATTGAGCATTTCCTGTTAATTTCCTTAATTCATCTATTTGGTTAATTACTTCGTACATTTAGCCTCCACTGAAATTTTTATATTTTTGGTGAGATTTTTGCTTACTTTTTCAACAACTTCTTTTCTTATTTCGTATTCTACATCTTCACATATACGGTCAGCTAAAGCACTAACTAATTCAGATTTAAGTTCTTTTAAATAACCTTCATTTAATGTTTTAAGCATACCATCAACAAGTTTTTCTGTGAATATTCTACAAACATCACTACCGTCCTCGAATACCCATTCATAAAAACTATTATTCAAATCATCAAGTAAATCATCTTTAATACCTTCAATTATATCTTGTTTAGTTATTTCCATTTTTGAAACCTCTTAACTTTTCTTCATCAAATACCACTTTATTTCTGCGTTTATTATTATAAATATTTTCAAGCATTTTAAAATAACCGCCTATTGTACTGCATTTATAACATTTATCTCTTTGGTATTCTACCTTTAACATAAATTCTTTCCACTTAAATTGCGGATGTCTTGAAACTAAAATCAAAGCTCTTATAATTCTATCAGAAGGTTTTAAACCCATATATTTACAAGCATCTAAAACTCTTTCAATTTTACCTTCTACAATTCCTTGCTCATAATCAGGAAATTTAAAATTACCTGCTTTAATAATATCAGTATCTTTTCCACCTTGTACACAATCACCAGCAATACTACAAACCGCACTAATACTAATATTATACTCTCCTGAAAGTTGTAATAGTCTAGTATAATGTGAATTACCTTGTTGTGAATAATAAACAACATAATCTGAAACATTCCACTTTTTCTGGGTATTATTGAGGTCAACTAAAATATTATCCATTTTTTTTAAATCAACTATTTCATATTTAATTGGTATCCCCATTTCTTTACAAGCAATAAACCTATGTTGACCATCTAATACTTTCATATCATGAGTGACAGTTATAGGTTGTGAGGATAAAAATCCATATTCTGCTAAAGATTTCTTTAATTTATTTACATGAGTTCTATTTATAGAGCGGTTAGCTGTCATAAATTCAAACATATCATAATTTTTTGTTGAGTTCATATATCCTTCCTCTTTTATTTTCGTTATAATAAAGAAAAAGGGCGGAAACTAAGCAAACAAACAAAACAGTCCGCCCTAAAGATAGCATATTATGCTGTATTAGCACAATCTTTTCAATACTTTTTCACGTTCTTCCACTGATATCTTTTTCATATTATTTGCCACTTTTATTTCAGTTTCAAGAAGTTCTTTAACTGTATTCAATTCAATGTCTCTAGCAAAACAAGAAGGACCATCAGCTAATTTACAAACCACATTGGCAAGTCTTGTTTTTAACCAGTCAGTAACAATGTTTAATTCTGCATTAGAGAATGTGTTAGAAGTATCTTCAGAATCTATATGACCCATACAACATCCACGAAATTCTGTTTCATACTCTTCACATCCAAAACCTACTTCATCCATAATTTTACCTAATCTTTCAGAAGCTTTTTGAAAATTAGGTACTCTATAGGGTTCTAACGCACCTATAAGAAAATCTTCTTCATTTCTCTCAAAAGGCTCAATTAAACCCAATCTTGCTAATCTACATTTGCAAGCAAACCAAGTTCTTTCTAATTTTTTGCCCATTTCTATGAAGTTACAACCCTTATAAAATAAATCTGTTAGTTGTCTGTCTTCATCTTTGTTCCATTGTTTTCCTTGTCTTTTTGCCATTACACTTCTCCTTCTAATTTCTTTATTATATCTTTTAACTTATTTAATGCTTTAAGTGTCAACACATTGGAAGTACCATTTATATTCAAAACAGAATAATCAGCATATTTGCTATAATCAAATTTACCTTCTGCATAAATAATATTCAAAAACTTTAATACTAAATTTCTCTCATCTTGTGCTAATTGCATAATGTCTCCTTTATTTTCGTTGCTTATTGTTATTAACTGTATATTTATATTGTATAACAAAAGTACCTTCTATTACAAATACTAAAATATTTATTTACGATACTTTAAGTTCTATCAATTTGACTTAAATAGAAGAGAAACGGGACATTTCTGCCCCGCTTGGAATTAAGAATAGCTGAAGTTTATATGAAAAGATTATTCAACTGCGACTGGTTGCTTATTTTCCGCCTTAGCTTCTTCTGTTTGTTCTTTTGCTTTTTCATCATCAGATTTGATACCTTGTGCTTTTCTTTTTGATGCTAAAGATTGTTTACCGTTAATTTTTCCAGTTCCTCGTTTACCTGCACCTGGATGAGGTTTCTTTTCTGCTGTTTTTTCATACTTAATAGCCATATCTAAAATAGCATAAATTTTAGACACATCTGATGAATTATTAAACTTATAAATATGGTCCAAAGTGTACATATGAGTAGGTGGTACAGTTCTTCCCATTTCATATAGTTCTTTATTTTCTCTAATTGCTTCACTTCTAACAACTAATTTCAAGCCTATTAGTTTTTTACCAAACCAAAGTTCAGCAAGATTTCTTTTTGCACCCTCAACTCTAATTCTTGTATAAGAACAAGTTTTTTTGGTTAAACAACCATTCTTTTCAAGATGTGTGATGATTTTATTAGCAAGTGCGGAACAATCTTCTTTAGGTGGATTATCACCGTTTGGTTTGTCTGCTTTATCTATTCTCTTGTTCAATTGTTCAACTTTTGAAGCCTGTTTGTTTTCTTTTTTAACATCTTCTTCTTCAATAATTCCACAAGGTTTATACCATTTTTTCAAAGCATCAACCTTAATTGTTTTGTGATTTCCTTCAATATCTAAAATTACTTCAGATTCTGTTCTTGAAACCACTGTACCAATCTTTCCATTTCTTAAAGATTCATATCTTTCAACTGCGTCTGTCATGCAAATCTCCTTTCTTTTTCGTTGCATTTATAATGAATTTAATGTCTACTTATTTATTGTACTACAAAATTATAAAAGTAAACAATTTTTTATGAGTGATGTGATAAAAATTTACAATTTATCATTCATTTTCAAATCTACCGTATTTTTGGCGGTGTTCCACCTTAATTCTTAACTTAGTCAAATATAAAATTGCGTTATAATAGGTAATATATAAATTAACATCCCCAATAAAAGTATTTTCATTTATTCGTCTTGAAGATTCTTTTAACGATTCTCCTGAGTAATTGATATATACTCCATTTACCCAATTTATTATTTCTTTTATTTTATCAAAAGTAAAGGTATAATTAAAAGTACACCAATATTTTCTATTATCAATGCTCTCTTTTAATACTAAAATAGCTTCAAATATATCATTTTCTAAAATATATTCTTGTTGCATTTAACACCTCTCTTTCACTATACATACCTTTATCACCTGGACCTATATAAAATTTAATATCACCTCTAATATAGTTATCTAACTTTGGAGAATGTTCACTATACCTTATTTTCAACATTTTATTATTCTTTATAAGTGTCAAATATTTTGATTCCGTGTTTACCGCCAAATATAATAATACAGTATAGCCTTCATTCAACAAGTTTTCACAAAATCTAACCCATTTAGGTTTATGGTCTGTATAGAATCTTTGGAGGTATTCTTTACTTAGAAATATGTTCTTTCCCCTTATTATTTCTAAATTGTCCAAATAAACCTCCATTTTGAATAGATTGTAGATATTTTTTATAACAAGTTAAACCAAAACCTCTTTCAATACTTGCTTTACTTTTTAGCAACCTGCCACAATATCTACAGTATTTAGTTGAAACTTCCATTATAGTATCTCCGCCAGAATGTAATTCAAAACCATATCGGGTTGAATTCCTCCTGTTTTTATTTTAACATCTAAATCTTGTAAAAACAAAAGATTATTTTCACATTCTTCTACACCAAAATTTGAATCTACTTGAATAGCACATCTTGCCTGCCATGGAGTGAGCCCTGTTCTTTCACATAAACCCTTGCCACCTCCATCATTTTTAAGCAACACCAAACCTCTAAATGCTTGCATTAGACAACCTAACAATAAAATATCCTGGTTCAATTGTTTAGCTTTATTTATATACTCATAACAAGCATTAACATTTCTATTAAGTATTAAATCTGAATATTGAAATATATCAAAATGCTGTTCTTTATAGATGCCACCTTCTTGATCTAAAACACTCATCGCACTATCAACAATAAGTCCTGTCTGCTTACTTAAAGTAGCAATCTTATCTAATTCATTCATAACCCTTAAATAAGAATTTGAACACCATTCACATAATTTTTCAATATTTTTATCGGATAATGAGGGACATCTCCTTTTTGCGTATTGTGCAAGCATTTCGAGTGAAAGTTTTTCAAAAGTAACCATTTTATCTTCAAAGAATTTATAAAATTTTGTTTTCTTATCTACGGTAGGTTCTATAAGAATAATATAATTGCCAACAATCTTAGTCTTTAAGAATTCCCACATTGTTTCTTGTGTTTTGATGGCTTTATCTTGCCTAATTAGGTATAAATACCTTACCTTAACCAAAGACTTTAGGTTCAATTGCTTGCTAACTTCCTCCAAGGAATCCACCCATTTAATGGTTAATCCTAACTTTTTACTAATTTGTTTTATATAAATATCCATAATCCCCTCTTCAGGACCTGTAAATATATAAAAATTATCAATGTTACCTTGAACAATATTATTTTTCAACTCACTTATCAACATACTTCATCAATACCTTTCATAATTTCAAGTACCCATCTATCCATTATAGCTTGTTTAGATAAAACTACATTTCTTAAAGATGATAATGCTTTATATGAACATTTAACTATAATATCTCCAAATTCTACTTCTCCTTGTTTTTCTACATACATATTAAGTAGAACAGTTAAGAAAAATTCAGGGTCAATACCCTCTGCATCTTTTTTCAATGCCATATCTTTTAGTATTTTGAAGGCATTTACCTTACTTACTTCACCTATATAATTAAGCACTTTATCCGCTAATTCATAAGCCTGTTGAAATTTTCCTGTTTGTATATAATACTCAAAATCTGCTAATGAATTACAACTTTTCATCAATACTTTAGCATTATTCGGAATATCAATACCTATTTCTTTACAATAATCTTCATAATCTTGAAAAGAATAGGGCTCTAATATAAATAATTGAGCCCTTGATTTCAATGTCGCCAAAGGTGTTCCTACGCTATGAAGAACAATAATCGCATTCTTTGGCGTCTCCTCCGTGACCTTCAATAGAGCATTACTCGCTTCAGGTCTCATCTTGTCTAAATCTTCACACCAATATACACAAGGTTCTTTGATGTTATAGATTGTTGAAATTATATGTCTAACTTGTTCTGCTGACTTATCAAATTGACATTTTAAACATTCTAATTTTTCCGCAAGTTTTTCAGTTATAAAAGTTTTTCCACTTCTTCTACCGCCCTGAAGAATAATAAATCTTGGGCAAGTTTCAAAAGTCAACTCATCAATCCATTTAGATATTTTTTCCTGTCCAATTAGTTGCATAATACCACCAATGTACTTTCTACTAATAGTTTAGGATTAGTTTCATATCTTAACTTACTATCTAATTCAATTAAATCTTTTAGTAACTGTTTTGGTGCTGATGAACAATTATCTGTTAAATAGTTTAACTTATCTTCAAACTCCGCTGGAATGTTTACATACTTAAAGTTTCTTAAATTACTGTATGTACATAAATCAAGAACGAATGCTAATAATTGTTTAATTAAGAATTTAATTTCTACACCTGCCATATAAACTTCTTCGATACTACTAATCAAATCTGCAACATTATTTTCCTTCAAAGCTAACACGATGTTATATAGAACTTCGTAATCAATAAAACCTAATGCTTGTATTACAGTATCAATGGTAATTTCAGGTGCGTAATCAATACATTTTTCCATTAAAGAAATAGCATCACGCATTCCACCATTTGCCATTCTTGCTACAAATTCAATGGCCTCATCTGTATAATTATTGATACCTTCTTTATCTAAGATAAACTTTAATCTTTCAATTATAGTATTTAAGGTAATTCTTTGGAAATCAAATCTTTGAACACGACTTAATATGGTTGCTGGAATTTTTTGAGGGTCTGTGGTACAGAAAATAAAAATTGTATTTTTTGGCGGTTCTTCTAATATTTTTAACATAGCATTCCACCCCTCAGTAGTAATCATATGGCATTCATCAATAATAAATATCTTATACTTACTATCTAAACTCTGAAAACCTGCCTCATCTATAATTACTCTTATTTTATCAACTCCATTATGTCTTGCCGCATCTCGTTCAATTGGTTGCCCTTTACCTTTATTTAAAGCATTCGCAAGAATACGAGCTGATGTAGTTTTGCCGCAACCTGCGGGTCCTGTAAACAAATAGGCGTTTTTAGGACACTCATTATCTATTTGGTATTCCAATATACTAACTATTGATTTCTGTTCACACAAGTCCGAAAAACTATTCGGTCTATAATCTGTTGCTAATGTCATTTATTCGTCTCCTTTCAAAAATATTATATAAATAATCGAAAATAACACCAATCCTGGTGCTGTTGTTAAAATTAAAAGTATGTCTATTAAATCTGGGTATTGCTTAACTGTCAAAAACCAAGAAAATATAATTAAAGCACATACCAAATCTATAATTAAATACCAATTTAAAATTTCTATAAATGTCATCTTACTCCTCCGGAAATAATGTTTTATCTACAATAGGACAAACTTTGTCTTTCAACTTCTTTCTTAATTCCGGACTTTGTATGTATATAATGGCTGAACTTCTCAGCTGTTTAATAACCACATCTTTTATTATATCATCAACCACTCCTTCAATAACTTCATTAACAACATCTTCTATTCTTGAACTTACCACTTCTTGAATTTTATTTGTAACTTCATCTGAAATATTTATATTAACATTCATGATATTTCTCCTTATATGCATTTAGTAACTCTTTAAAATCATTTTCGCTTACTGCATAATAATTAGGCTTATCTGGACCAAAATTAAAAGCTATACAAGACATTTCTTTACCCATAGCGAACGCCTCTTGTTTTATTTTTGAAAACCATTCCTCTTTTATAGTAACACTTTTCTTAGGTGTTACAACTGTTTTGGCATCAATAAGCATGAAATCCAGTTTGACATCACCTGCTACAAAGTTCGCCGCCCCACTATTTGGTTGCACCTTACCGCCTAATTTTTTTGCTATCTGCTTTTCTTGTCTACTTGAATAATATCTTGTATCCATCTAAGCACCTACAAACTTAACATTCATATAACTGACATTGATATTTTTAGCATTTTCAATTCTATATAAAAGTTTTTCTCTTAATGATTTATCACTTTCTTTTATAAACCAGAATAACTTTTTTCTTTTCAAACCGAATTTTAAAGCTATTTGGTCCAATTCTCTTCCTTTAATTAACGGAATATTCATCTATGCCTCCTGTTTACTAACTATGTTTACAAACTGCCCAATGGTATCCATACACTGAGCATGACTCTCACAACATTTATTGAATTTATATAACAAGGTTTGAATTTGTAAATCTCTATGAGTATGTGCCAACTCACTTACTGCTTTACCTAATGTTATATAAATATCTTGATAATAATTATCTATTATAATAACTGGTTTCATTTTACCCTCTTTTTCGTTGTAAATACATTATATAACAAAAACAATGATAATAAAACTATTTGTAAACATTAGCTAAACATTCATTCAAATAGTTTAAAATTACCTGTTCATCCTCAATAAAACTATACAATTGAGATTTCCCTTGAAATTGTAAATCATTTCCATCTTCATCTTTCATTACAGACTCTAAATCACTGTCCATTATATAATAGTATGCCCCTCTTCTTGCAATAACACCTTCTAATAAACAAACTTCAACAAGGTCTGCGATTTGATGAACACCTATTTTATAATTTAAAGTATAAAAACCTTCTTTTCTATCTCTTGGAAACTTTTTAGACTTCTGAATATGCACCATTACCTTATTACCTGAAGGTGCCTCACAAGTATTTGTTAATTCTGCACCTTTTTCATCTAAAAACTTACCTTGCGAAAATTGCAATCTAAAAGCACATTGATGACGCCATGCTTTACCACCAGGAGTGGTAGCTTTGACATATTGTGCATTTATATCTTCCCTAACTTGATTTATACCTATAACTATCATATTATAAGCTGAAGCATATCTTGTTATTTTCTTTGAAAATGTTGTCAAAGGACCAGCAATACCACAATACGTCTTTTCCTGTAAAGTTTTTTCTTGTTGTTGTTCAGAATATAGAGAACCAACACTATCTAATAATAAAAAACCTACCTCACCAGTTGCACACATATCCAACCCAATTTGTAGAATATCTTCAGCTGACTGGTCTTCGGGTCTAAATAAATACAATTCATCAGTATCAACACCTAATTTTTGAGCCCATTCAACATCCAATGAAGTTTCTACATCAAGTATGACACATTTTTTAGGTCCTGTTGACTGTAACTGTGCATATTTTTGTTTCTGTTCTTTATTAGGATTGGCAATAGCCTGTAACTTCGCCATTTCTTCTTCCCATTCTTTTTTAAATATTTTTTGAGCTTGCCCTAATAAATCAAGAGCTGTGGTAGTTTTTCCACCATGCTCTTCACCATAAAATTCTGCCAAATAACCTCTAGGTAAACCTCCGTGAGTCATATAATTTAATCTTGCACTTGTGAAAGGGATTCTAGGCAACTCTTCAAATAATACACCCTTCTGTGCTAAATCTTTTCCGAACTTTTTATTTAAGTTCATACAAATTGCATCTAATTGTGACATATTAACCTCTTCTAAATTTTCCTGAATCTACATTTGCTAATTCTTGCTCACCCATTCTGCGTGAAATAACTTTTTTGACACTTGAAACAACTTCATAAGCCGCCTCAAGTTTCTGCTTAATGCGTTTATAAGCTCTTTGATAAGCCCTATAAACAATATCCTCCTCTAATGTGCCAGCCTCACTTGCCGCCTGTTTATCTGCAATAGTACCTTTGGTTCTTCTATGAATATCATTATAAAGCTCCATCTTAACACTTTTAGCAATATCTTCTTTAATACCAAATTTTTCTTGAGCCTCTCCTATAAAATACAAATAAGATGGTAATTTCATACAAACATCATCTAATTCCCAGTCAGTAACTGGATTTTCTTTATCTAATAAACATTTCTTAAATTTAGTCATCAATTCATCAATTTCTTTACAATGTTTATTGATTAGCTCATCTACAATAGCTTCAACTTTAGCAGAATTATCCTCTATCCTATCTATTATTTCATGTATTAACTCATCTTGTGATTTTAAGTTCTCTGCAGGTGAGTCTGCTTGTTGTATAGTTTCCTCTACCTGTTGTATTTGTTTTTCTTCATCCTTTGATGATTGTGTGTTATTTGCCATAATTTATGTACACCTCCAAATTCTGTTTAAATTTTACTACATCATAATCAAAAAATACTCTTTTCTTAGTACCTTCTAATTCAAAACACTTAAAGTATTCTGCAATTTCAAACCTACTTGCTCTGTCTTTTAAGTCTTTAATATTCAAAGATTTTCTACCTTCTGCTTTTAATTGTCTTAAAAGACTCGCACTAACAAAAAAAGTCTTATCATGTTCTAAAAACCAAACTACAATTCCAGCTCCTACACCTTCAACTTGTTCCTTTTCTATTAGTCCTTCAAATTGATTTTGTGTAATATTACTGAAGGGTAAGGTATTTCCTTTAGTTGTTTTCAATTCGAAATAAAATAAGAAAGGATAAAAATAAGCAATAAAATCACAGATATTTCTACCACCCATATAGCCAGCAGTATTGTCAGCAAGGCGAGTGATATCAAAACCAGCCTGCATTTGTTCTTTAAATTTTTGTTCAAAGTCTTTACCTCTATTCATTAAATTGCCTCATCTGTTTCAATAAAACTTTAGAACCATCTGGTTTATGAATTACACAACCAACCATATATTGGTAACTACACTGATAACCCAATACTTTAGCTGTCTTATAACATTGATGTTTACTCATAAAATACATTCCAATAAACACCATACCACATAATAGTAATAATATAATACTCTCTAAAAAACTATCTGACATTATTTCTCCTTCTTACAAATTTCTGCATAATTACAATATGCACATATTCTTTTATTATCTGTTTTAGGTGGTGCTATACAGTCTTTGACATAACTTTCGCACCTTGCTATTTTATTGATAACTTCCTCTTCAATTTCATGTTGAGTAGGCTTATATAAATAAGATTTTTTGGTACAATTATCTCTATTTTCGTAAACAAATAATACCTTATCTATCCCGAAACATAAACTATAACAACAGGCCTGAGGTTTATGTTTTTCATCTACACCGGTTCTTTTGTTCCATTTAAAAGACCCTTCTGTTTTAATTTCTAAAATATAATAAACTCCTTTATATTTAATGATTCCATCACAAAGGAAATTCATATTATACTTTTCGTTATGACATTTATATTCAAAACCTTCTTTTTTAATTACTTTTGTACCAAGTTTCAAACAATGTTCATTGACGTACTCTTCTACATCAATCCATTCACAATCAATGTTAAATTCTTTTAACCTAGACACATAACCTTGAAGAACTGCGTGTCTATGTGTACCAATATCTGCCATTCCAATTAAAGATTCATCTGGTTTTTCTTTGTTTGGTTCTGCACCCATTATTTGGTAATACATATTTCTAACACACATTAGTGAAGACGGTTTGTATGTTTGAGAAGCTGGTCTAACTTCTTCACACTTGCAAATAACCGACACGAGGTCATTAAGAAATGCCTCGTGTGGTGGAATTTGCTCACTTGCCGCCTTTATAAGATTATGAATATTCTTTAAAGACTTGCTTACCATTATTCGTTACCTTCCTCTGCTAATACTGTCAACAAGTGCTGTCTTTTCTCTTTACCAATTTTTAAGAATCCTTCAACACCATATTGAATATAACAATCATCTTCACATACTGCGGTAACTAATTCTTTTAAAACATCTAATTGAAGTTTTTCTTCAAAATTAACGAAATTATTACTTTGCTTATAAGGTAATAATTCATTAACTGACTGGTCTTTATTGTAGAATTGAATACCTTGCTTAGTAAACAACACACGAACACCTTCTTCTTTAGTTTTAACAAACAACATAATACGGTCTAATATACCCAATAATTTGTCCTTCTCAACTACACAAGAAGCTGGTGATTCCTGTTCAAATAAACCTTTTAAACCTTCCAATACAGAATCTTCAAACTCTGCTTTTGATTCATTACAATAACCTACAATGGTTGTTTTTGGTGTTACTAATGCGATTTTTTCTCCGAAGAAATAAGTATCAATATCTTCATTTTCCATTGTAGCAATCAAATTAACTAAATCAGATTTTAGCATAACTGGTTCATTAAATACATTTATAACTGACATACCCGCTGTCGTGTTATTAGTTGTTAATACTTCATCACCAAAATAGTAACACATAAGGTGAGGTAATTCTGGAGTCTTTGCCAAGCTCACCTTATTACTTTGTAAAGCCCATACAATAGAAGAAAGTTTAATTTTTGTATGTTTAGCTTTTTTAAAATCAAAAGAGATTTCAGGATAAACATCCAATTCACCTTCATCATTAACTGGTAATTCTAATTTGTAATCACCATTACCTTTCATTTTTAAATATGTATCTTTTAATTCTAAAGTAACCTCTTCACAAGTTGTTTTAGAAATAAGTTGAGCAAATTTATCTGCTGTAACTGTGACTTTAAAATCATCACAAACAACCTTATCTTCGCTTACTTGCAAATAGTTTTCACCATCCCATGCTGTCATACTTAAGGTATTACCTGCACACTTAATGCCTATCCAACAAGTTCTCATCATTGAATCATTGTTACCAACACCTTTCATTACCCTGGTAACTAAATTTTTCAATGTTTTTGTTTCTAATTTAACTTTCATTTTCTCTCCTTTACTTTATACTATTTAAAACTTCATGTTTTAAAGGCGTATCATACTTAAATCTACCCCTTAAACAGTTAGTCCTTGTTACTGTTTCCGGTTGTTTAATACCTCTTGCATTTACACACGCATGACGACCATCTATAACAACCATTACATCCAACATACCTAACCTTTGTAATATTTCGCATATATCCATTCCAATTCTTTCTTGAACTTGAAGTCTTTTACATACCATATCACAAATTCTTGGAAATTTGGATAATCCCAATACTTTACCGTCAATAGGAATATAAGCAATATGTATTTTGAGTTCCATCAATGCACAATGATGCTCACAATGTGAAAAACAATGAATACCATTCATAATAACAAGGTCATCTCCCCCTATATCAAATTGTTTATCAAACATTTGAGCAATTTCTTCGTTAGAATACATAGCACCTTCAAAAAGTTCTTTAAAATAACCTACCATTCTATGTGGAGTTTCTTTTAAACCTTCTCTTTTAGGGTTAGAATCTATCTCTTCTAATAATTGCTTAAACAACTCTTCCAATTTCTGTTCATTCAGCATTACACACCTCTTTCTTCTGGACTCCATACAATTTTATGTAATTGTACTTGAAATCTTATATCAAATCTTGGAAATTTTAATTTAAGTAACTTAACTTCTGTAACCAAATGTTCTAAATTTATTTGCCCAAAACAAGGACTTATGAAGATTGTTGATTTAAAATTTGGGTATTTGGTCAAGAAATGTCTAATACAACTAATATCTTCGTCGCTTGCTACTACAAATTTCAACACATCATTTTCATCCATAGCAATAAAATTAGAATCCAACATTGAATCTTCCATACCTGAGCAAGGGCATTTATAATCTACAGTAAAAAAACCTCTACCACCTCTTACTGCAAATATAAATGGCAATATATCCACACTCCCATTGGTTTCAATATTTACATAATGCCCAGTATTATTTAATTTTTCAATTAACTCAATTACAGGCCCTTGATGTAATAAAGGCTCACCACCTGTGATTGTTACGGCTCCGAATCTTACTTTATTAACAATTTCATCTATTGTCATTAACTCACCATCTGTACACTTTTGAGCATATTGTGTATCACAATAATGACATTTAAGATTACAACCTGCTAATCTAATAAAGGTGACAGGCATACCAGTTCGTATGCCTTCTCCTTCTATACTATGAAATATCTCTACAACATTTAAACTTGACATTATAGACTCCATTCTGCGACATTATTTTCGCTTTCCATTACTATTACTTTTTTACAGTGAGGAGTCCAAGGTCTTTCTTCCGGTTTATTCTTATAATCATCAGCATGATTGTTTAAATAATCTTGCACAGTTTCACGAATCCACTCACAAATATGTTCAGCCGTTGGGTTAAAATCGAATACTTCATTCAAATTACTATGGTCCATTTTACCATGAATAAGTTGTTTTAATTTAGCGAAATCTACTAACATACCATTTTTGTTTAAATGAAGACCTTGAATTGTAACCCATACAATCCAATTATGACCATGAATATTAGCACAAGGACTTTCATAATCTAGATTAAGACGGTGCATAGCACTAATTTCCATTCTTTTTGTGACCTTAAACATTAACAACTCCTTTTTCTTCCATATACTGTCTATAACCTTCTTCTCTTAATTTGCAAGAAGGACATTGATGACAACCACCTTCAACTCCATTATAGCAGGTATGTGTATTTTCTTTAACATATTCCAAATAACCTAATTCATCTGCCAATGCCCAGGTTTGTTTTTTTGTTAAATACATTAACGGTGTTATAATGTGGAATGTGTAATCCATAGCCAATGAAAGTGTTTGTTCTAACGAATCTATAAACACTCTACGACAATCCGGGTAGCCACTAAAATCAGTTTCACAACAACCTGTGATTACATCTTCTGCTCCTACCTGTTTAGCATAAATAGCCGCAATAGATAAGAAAATATGGTTACGACCATCTACAAAAGTATTAGGATATTTTTCACCTTGTTCAATGTCTAATTCCGGATTAGTTAATGCACAATTTTCCAAACATTCAAATATACAATTAACTTCTACAATTTTATGAGGTACATTAAAATCCTCACATATTTTTTTAGCCTTATTTAATTCTTCCCAATGTTTTTGTGCATAAAAGAATGAAATAGCATAAACTTTATCATATTCTTTTAATGCTTTTAACAAACAAGTGGTACTATCCTGTCCTCCACTAAATACCACAACTGCTGATTTTTCGCCCATTTGAGCATCTCCTTTCTTCTTAAAACTTCCGTTTTAATTATTGTATTACAAAATTATTTTAAAGTAAAGCCTAAGGTTACCGATTCTTAATATAAATCAGCACCTTAGGTTATTATGGAATTAAAAATTAAATCCGCTTTTCAATTCATCTAAATCTCTTTGTAGCTTAATAGCATTATATTTTTCTTCACCATTACTATAACTTGCGAATGGATATATTGCTATTCCACCTCTAGGCGTAAATTGACCTGTTACTTCTAAATATTTTGGTTCTAATAATTTAACTAAATCTTTCATTATAATATTTACACAATCTTCATGAAAATCACCATGGTTTCTAAAACTGAACAAGTATAATTTTAATGACTTACTTTCCACCATTTTAATATTTGGAATATATTTAATATGAATTTTTGCAAAATCTGGTTGACCTGTTTTTGGACAAAGACTTGTGAATTCGTATGCGTTGAATTTAACTACATAATCATTATCTGGATGTTTGTTCTCAAAATATTCCAAAACCGTTGGGTCATACTCATATTTATAATTTGTTGATTTTGCTCCTAAACCTTTAACAGTACCAAATTCTTGTCCTTGTCTACCTGTATTAGATTGACATGGTTTACAATCCCCATCAGGACCTCCTTGACATTCCTCACAAATATCTAGGGTTTCTTGGTCAATTGAAGGAACTGGTGCATTTGCACTGTCAAAAATGTCTTGCATATTTTTGGCTTTTTCTTGCATTTCTAAATTATCCTTTTCTCTTTCTTGTTCCATAATCTCCGCCTTTCTAATTAGTTCTTTATGCTGTTCAATAGTTTTAGGTTTAAGTTTAATAAGTGTTCTTTTTCTTATTTCTGTACCTTTATATTGGTAATTTTGTGCCCAATCTAATAAATAAGAAACATTAAACTTACACCTTTCTTGGTAACTTGTTTGTAAATCTTCAAACTTAAATTTGAATTTTTTACATAATTTTTTAATATATTCCTGTTCTTCCTTTGGACTATGTATAATATGTAAAGGGTTTGAAGTTTGTTTATCACTAATAACAACGGTACCTTTTGGTGTCATTATTCCTCCATTTGCACCTGTCATTATCCAGCTTGTTGAATCTGCACTTGTAAATGGATACCTTTCTAATACTGGTAAAGATGTCATTCCGAATGCGTGTGTTTTAACATTTGGATTGGAACTTTGACCAATTAACCTAAATACAGTTTCAAACCATTCATTTTTTTCTTTGGTACTCCTATCGTTGGCAGGCGAAACTCCTATATATGGAATATGCTTACCGTCAAAAGTAGTTTCCAACATAGTTATTAACCAATCAAAATCTTCATTTTGGTGAAATACTGGTAATATTTTATCCGGACTTTTAACCCTTTCACGCATATACAAATAATTTTCCCAACTCATTAAAGGAGCCTCTAAACATTGTTTTCTTGTTTTTGCTTGCCTAAATACACCAGGAATTTTATCTACTTCAGCCGCTATATGCACATAATCATCAATGCTATTTAAAAATTCAATATATTTATCTACATCAACTTCTTTACCAACTGTATGAGCTGAAAATGCACCAGAATCTATAAATAAATTACCTTTAGCTTTATTTTCAATCCAGGCATCTATTACATTTCTATCATTTATCCAGCTGGCAAGTCGGTTAGCACCTTTATTGATTAAGTGTTCTCTCCAAGCCGGATTATCACTACCGGCAAAGTATAAATTAAACATCTAACTTAATCTCCTCTCCGTACCACCTATCACAAATTACCATATCACATCTCCAAGGTAATTTAATTCTTGCTTGAGGACTTGTTTCCATTACCTCTTTGAATATGCGTGTTAATTCCTTGGCATTCTTTTTAGGACCTCTTATACCAAGTTCATCGTGTATTTGTAGCACTATCTTACCACCTAATTTACGAAATTCTTGGTTATTCCATAAGTTTACCATTGACAACTTAATCATATCAGAAGCCGTACCTTGAATAGGTGTGTTTATTGCTTTTCTTTCAGCGTCTGCAATTTTTGAAGTATTATCCACAATTTTAATATTTTCTTGTGCCGCTTGTTGTATAATTTTTAATTTATGTGAATATCTAAAACAATTATCCAATGCGTCTTCGTATTCTTGTTGAATATCTAAAGGAACTTCTTGCACCTCTGTTTCACTTTCAAAATCTAATAAATCAAAATTATTACCTACACCATCTTTCCAAGAAAATTCATATGGTTCTAACTGCATATCTGGAAGATGTCTGCGTCTACCCCATACTGTTTCTACATAACCGTTATGGTATGCAAATTCATAAGTATTATTGGTAAATTCACGAATACCAGGAAATCTTGCAAAGAATTTATCTTGAATTTCTTGTGCTTCCTTAACCTTTTTACCTAAACTTTGAGCAAGTGAATAAGCCGCCTGCCCGTATGTCATAGCAAGTTGAATAATTTTAGCTTGACCTCTTCTCTCTTTACCTTCTTTATTTGTAGTACCATCCGGTCTAAATTCTCTACATTCATCAGCAGGTAATCCAAAAGCGGTACTTGCAACCTCAGGATATAAATCTGCATCCGGGTCTGTTGCATAAATTTCAAGCATATTCTTATCTTGACTTAACCATGCCGTTGCTTTAGGTTCTTGTTGTGAATAATCCGCAAATACTAATATTTGTTCCTCTCCATCTTCTATACCAGCCACAAACATTTGACGAATATCGTCATTATGTGAAGGTATATTCTGCAAATTAGGGTCACTACTTGAAAATCTACCTGTTTCTGTACCATTCTGGTTAAAACTTGCATGAATTTTACCTGTTACAGAATTGACTTCCTTAGGCATCTTATCAATATATGTGGACAATAATTTTGAAATTTCTTTACATTTCAAAATTGCTGTTGTTACGGGACAATCTTCAATTGCCTTTAACTGTTCCTTACCTGTCTTTTTAGCATTTCTGGCATCACCATTATCCAAACCTAAAATATCATAAAGGAACATAGATACCTGTTTCGGGCTGTTAGGGTTTAGAGGTAACTTGAATTGATTAGTAGGATTATGTTTATTCCATTCAGAAATTTCTTTACCATACATTTTACAAACACTATCCAATTCAGTTTCTGCCTCTTCTAACATTTTATGATATTTAATTGACAACTCATTAGCAAAATTAGTATCAATATCAATACCTGTTCTTTGCATATCTGCAACAACCGGAACAAGAGGTATTTCAATTTCTTGTAATACACCTTTTAATTTTTCATTTTCAGGTAAATCATACAATGCTTTTTGATACTCATATAATTCATAAGTTATCTGGGCATCTTTTGCGGCGTACAAATAAGCAATATTAACTGGTACATACGCAAAATTAACACCTTCAAATAAAGCAGAATAATCGTTTACCTTACCATCTTTTGCTATTTTATGGCAATATTGATATTTTAAACCAGCCTCCTCTAATTCATTATAAATCTTAGAAGCCACCATTGTATCCCACATTAAATTATTAAACAACCAATTAAATCTAAAATAGGAAACATTTATATCGAATTTTCCATTGTGCATAATTGACGGTATGTCTTGTAATCTTTTCAACTGCCTATTAACTACATCTAATGACAATTGATTTTCTTTAAGCAAATTATCTACAAAACTTCTATGACTTACTGGCACATAACAAGCCTTCATGCCTGGTGTATATAAGCTAAAACCAACGAGTTCACAAGTTATATATTCTAGACTTGTGGTCTCTGTATCGTATGCGAATATATTATTTTCAATACATTTGTCTACATAATCAGCCAACTCTTCTTCTGTTTTAATTAAAATAAATTGGTCTTTTAAATCACCTAATTCCATCTCAACTTTTGAACGAATAAGTTGTATTCTATCACCAATTGTGTTCCCTGTTGACTTGCGTGTAGTCACTTTTCGTTTTGAATTTTTTATTTTAGAAGCAACCTGCGAGGTGCTTACTCCCGCAGGTGCCTTAATATTCAATAACCCCATAATTAAAACCTACTTGCTGTTCTTCTTGATGTTCTTTGTGCTGAATTATCTGTTGATTCTGCTTGTGTTCTTGAAGTACGTCTTGGCAAATTTTCTTCTTGTTTGTTAGAAGTGCCACCAGGTAATACACCTGTATCCAAGAAATTATTCATTTCATCAATAGACATTTCAATAATATAACCATCCAATAATTCTGGCTGTTCTGGTAAATCTTTAATTAAAGTTTCATCTTTTTCTTGTGCAAGTGGATAAACTTTATAAACCGTATCAGCAGAACCTTTTTCTCCATTTCTTTCAATTTCACAAGGATAATTAACTAATGGAGAATTTCTTCTAATAACACCTTCTAACTCATTTTTAAAAGTTCTTCCTCTTTCAAAAATCTTAACTTGATTATCTTGCATATCTAAAACAGGCAAGAACATTTTTACTTGAGTTTTAAATTCTTTGTTCGTTACACTTTGTTGGCAGAACGGACAATCATCAATTGGTTGGTCATAAGTTCTTAAACAATTTACATAACGAGAATTACCTTGTTTGTCTGTTACTTTGTGAACAACATAAAATTTTAAATCATCCATAGACTCAATGTAAAATCTAACCTTTGCTACATCTTTGTCATTAGGTAGTGATAAAAAACCAAAATCTCCTTGAAACTTGTAATTGTCAACATCGTTAATACCTACTACTGGCATAAGTTTTCTCCTTCTTTTCTTGTAATACTTCTTAGCTTATTAAGCCTTATGTATAAAATTATTGTATAACATAAATTTAAAAAGTAAATACTTTGTTAAATCTTATTAACACTTCTAAAGTACCGAGCTCATTAGCTGAAAAAATTCTGCTTGCTCTAAATCATTTACATCCTTACCTTCTGGAATTGGTAAAGAAATTATCATTTTTCCTCTAACATTCTTACGAATTCGTGCCTCACCTTTAGCACCAGCCTCATCAGGGTCAAGTGCTAATATAAATTTTCTAATATGACTATTTTGTAATATTGGGTACTGTTCATAACTGCCAGTACCAATTAAAGCAATGGCAGGAACACCCCAAGTCCAGCAAGTCAAAGCATTTATTATTGATTCACAAACAACCACACTGGTATCTTTAAGCGACAGGAAATTCAAACCATACACCGGTTTACTTACCTCCCTTGGATAATTAAAGAATTTTGTATTTACTGACCTTCTTGCTACAAATACACACCTACCTTTCTCGTCCCAAACTGGAAAAGTCAAACATTGTGTTTCTTTATCATATCCAACATCAAATTTTTCAATTATTTCATCAGTTAATTTTCTTTTATACATATAAGGGTGAATAAATCTATAACCATCTAATTCCTCTTCTGTGATATACTGCTGTTTAGGTTTACCTCTTCCTAAATTTAATGTAAACGATTTTCTTTTTTCAACTTCCACGGATACAAAATTTTCAAATATCCATTTCTTACCATAAGCACCGCCGTCATTATAACCAAAACAATCACTTACAAATTCTTCAAATTTTGCTACATAACCGCAAGTAAAACAGTGAACAGTTCCAGGCGGTGTACCATTACTGCCGTCTATATTTATACCACAAGACGGTTTTCTTTCTCTACCGTCTTTATGAATAGGGCAACATACTTGAATGTTACCGTGAGATTTTTTAACTACTGCTAATTTATCTATTCCTCTATTATGTAATTCAGTTCTTAATGTTTCTATAATAGTCATTTCATTTTCTAATATAGGTGTGTCATCTATCATTAGCATTGTCATATTCCTTTATGATTTCCAAAATTTTTTCACATAATTCTAATTGACCTTTTTGATAAGCAAAGGTAGGTGCATATTTAAACTGAATACCTAAACATAATTTACATATCTTATCAATACACTCATTAGCATTCATTAAAATACCTCACTTCCAGGTCTTTTCATACCACCTCTGCGTCTACTTGCTGGAACCTTTCTAGGTCCTTCGTCATCCGTATTTGAGTTGATTCCATCAGGATTATACTCAAATAAACCCTTATCAATATTCCATAAATAAGCTACCTTATCTCCTAATGCAAGGTTTCTATTTTTTGCCATTTTAAGTAATAAATTACCTTCGTATTGACACATACTGATTACTCTTGTAGCAATTTGACCTATACTGTCGGATTCTGCAATATGTTCAATTCTTGGTAACTTATCCTTTTCTGCTTCCTCACCTACCACTTTTCTATTAGCTTGGCAAGTATAAACAATAGGCACACCTAATCGCATTGTTATATCTAAAGACTCTTGCATAATTTCTTCAAATTGCAATCTTCTATCTCTTGACTTTGTTGTAGGTTGTACAGAATACAACTGGTCAACAAACAATATATCTAATTTCTCTTTTTCTATAAATGCTTGCAATTTAGCTGTGGTAGGTCTACCATTAAAATCTTTTTGTGTAGTTACAAATATAGGATTCTGCTGTTTTTGTAAAAAATCTATATAATCCTTATAAGCTCCATGAACCGCCTTATTACCCCTCTGTAAACAAGTATTAGAAATATGACTGTCTAATGTGTCTAAACGATAACCAACATCAGTTTTACTCATCTCACCACTATAAATTCCAACTCTTTTTCCTTGTTTCCAAGCTTCTAATGCGAATTTATCTACTATCCAAGATTTACCTTGGTTGGGTCTTGCAAGTAATATCACAAGGTCTTCTTTCTTAAACCCGCCCATAATACTGTCAAATTCATGAAAACCAGTATTTATAAAATATTCCTCTTCACGGTCTAACATATTTTCATATTCTTGCAAACGAATAGGTGATTTCTCAACCAAGTCAAAAGAATTTAAAGGTGTTATGTTAGCAAGTTTAGGAATTTCTTGTTGCAAAAATTCTACTGCTTTTTGTGAGTCTTCTTGTAATAAAGGTTCTAATTTTTTTAATGTGATACAACTTAACCTAAATAAGTGTTGTTCATACATCCTATCTACAAGATATTGGTCACTTTCCTGTACATCAAATATTGAAAAGTCAGGAAATTCTATAGCTATTGTAGATATATCAGGTACCTGTCCGTACTTTGATATATGTTCAGTTATAAAATCATATAACGGGCGGTATTTAACAAAAAACGAACCATCAATGCTGCTTGAATTTAGAATCATCATTGATTTTGTATTAAGTACCTTACATAAGATACTACATTCTGGTCCTTTGTCTTCCATTAAATCAACGAACTCATCCTTAACTTGCCCAGATTTATCTAATATTTCCTTTTCTATATCACTCATTTAAGCCCCTCATACTACTTCCTTTGAAAGTTAAAACGGTACTTAACCTATTTACCCTGTCAAATAATCTATCACCTAAATTTACTTTTAATACCTCGTCTTGGCAATTTGTGGTATATATGTTACTTAAACCTTTTTGAATTCTCTTCTCTATTAAATGTGTTAAAATAAGCAAATCATAATCTTTTAAAGAAATTCCACCTATTTCATCAAACATAACAAGAGGACAATTTTCTACCATATACTCTATTGTCTCAAATTGTTTACTATTTCCTGAAATAGATTTTCTTGCTTCTACTAATAAAGAAGGTACAAATACAAAAAATGCTGGTGGAGTACCATACGCAGAATTTAATACATTTAATTCAATTTGCTTTTGTAGTAGTTTTATACCCCAACTTGTTTTGCCGTTACCACAATTCACAGATTGCAATAACACACTTTTTCCTTCTGTAACGAAATCACTTAAATTTTCTCTAATATCTTTTATTTGTTGCACAACCGCCTTATCTTTTTCTACTCTTTTTAGATTAAAAGGATTCCAATATTGTTCTTCTAATCCACTTTTAATAAAACAATTTTTCATATTTTTGTATATAGGACAATGTTCATCACACCAATCTAAAGATTTACCTTTTAAACATTTATCTTGTTCGTCTTTTGCATCTGCTATATTGCAATACCAACAATCTGGATTCATTACCAATCCTCCTCAATATTACCGTCTTCGTCTCTAACAAAATCATTTTCTGTTGCTTGCTCACTTATTACAACATCTTCAACTATTTGCTTACTTAAATTAGAAGGTAGGTACAATACTCTATAATTTCTATCTATATTAAAATTACAAATAATTTCAATTCCAGCGTCCGTACCTCTTGCTTTTCTTACCACCTCATCTACTCTATGGCATAATGCTGTATCTTTAAAATCATAACTATCCATAAGAAATAAACAATAATTAACAAGAGCTGTCTTGGCTTGCCCATGATATTGAAGAAGTTTAGCCTTAACTTTTTTAGGAAGTTGTGACCCGGCTGAAACCGCGGGTGCTGAAATCCTGGTGATTGGTTTGCTTTTTTGATTATTTTCTAAAATTTGTTTATTATTTTCTAAAATTTGTTTATTATTTTTTTGATTCGAATCCCCTCCCTGTTGGGGTGTATTATCATATGTATTATTATTTAATGTATTATTATATATATAATCATCCGAATTTTCGGATACTGTTGTCCTAAAATTAGGATACTGTTGTCCTAATTTTAGGATACTGTTGTCCGAATTTTCGGATACTGGAGGAAGTGCCTGCTCTTGTAGTATTGACCATATAATGTTCTCATTTAGCATAAAATATCTTTTCCTTGGCATTCCGTCTATTTTATGTTTAATGATATTTAATTGTTGTAATTTTTTTATTATTTGCTGTTGTTTATAATCAGATATACTTGTATTATTTTCAATTTTTTCTACTGTTGCAAAAAACCAACCGTCTTTAAGTGTATTTAGATTTTTATTATAATTATAAATTGAAGCCAGTTCTCCTAAGAATACAGTAGCTTCTAATCCTAATAGCTTTATAAGTTGTTTATTAACACAAATAAAGCCATCATTAGCTAATAAATTTAGTATGTTCATTTAATCTCCTTTAAAGAAAAGGCTAGCTGTCGACTACCAGCCACAAATTGTAAATTGACTTTAATATTAGATTTCGACATTAACCTTTATATAATCTTTGAGATTCTTCAATTTTATTTTCCACCTCTGTAATAACTTTTTCCCAAACTTCTTTATTGACTTCATCAATATTTGAATCTTCGTTTATTTGTACAGTTAAAGAATGCTCAAAAGAATTCCATAAATTTTCGTTCATAGCATAACTTAATTTCATAGAATAAGTTGCATTGGTTATTTTATAAGGCTTTGTTTTATATTCAACATTTTGTAGTAATTTTCCTTTAGTCATCTTCTTCCTCTTTCTTCTTTAAAGGTTTAACAGTTAATGTGGTTATAACTTTGGTGGTTTGAGCTTCTTCTAATTTTTCTGCGGCAATACCTCCATTATAAATAAGACTTTCAAGTGCCTCATAATCCACATATTCTTTGGTTTTGATTACACTTTTTAAATCTTTAGCTTTACAATTAGCTTTTAATATTTCAATAACTTTTTCGTCATCCATTGAAACTCTATTTTGATATGTTATAGTTGCTTTACTTTTAGAGGTTTCATATAAATCTTCACCCAAATCAGCTAATTTAGCCTTAATAAAAGAATTTTTAGATTTTAATTCTTTTTCCAATTCCTGTTTTTTAGTGTTATCTACCTGGTATTGGTCAATAATTTTTTCTAAATTTCGTTTTTCTCTATCTTCCATTGGACTCTCCTTTCTTTTTGCTCCAATAATATTTACTATTAAATTCAGACATTTCACCCCATTTTAAGTTAGCTCTGAATTCTTGTAATTGTTTAATTTGTTCATATGTGAAGAACCAAGTTCCTCTTGTATCTGTTGTATAAGCAGGTAAACCTACTTCACAAATTGTTCTTCCCGTTTTGTCTGCCCATTTATACCACCTCTTAATAGTTGCAGGGTTACAATTAAGCATAAGGGCTGTACGGGTTATTGAATACATTTGATTATGTATATTTAATTCCTCCATTTTAGTCCTCTCCTAAAACTCTAATAAGTAATTCGTTGACAAATTGTCTGTTGGTTGTTTGACCATCTATGAAATACTTAGAGAGTTCTCCTTTTTTCATTACTATTTCATTAACTACTTCATCTATAGTATCTTGACACATTAAGGTATATACATTGACTATTTTAGTGGTACCTATTCTGTGGCATCTATCCATAGCTTGATTTTTATTAGCTTCATTCCAAGGTTCATCTAAGAATATAACATTGTTACCTGCTGTTAAAGTAATACCCGTACCCATAGCTTGACGAGTACCTAAGATAACTTTACAATTTTCTGTTTCTTGAAATTTTTGTACTGCTAAATCTCTTTCTGTAAGTTTCACATCACCAGTTATTTTAACCGGATTATATTTTTTACATCTTTTAAAAGCTTCCTCAATAATTTGTGAAAATTCACTAAAAATTACAACTTTTTCTTCATTTTTAACACAATCATCAATAATTTTCATCATCATATCTAATTTAGATGTCTGTGTTGCTTTTGAACTTAATAAACTACTTAAACCAGTTACTTGTCTCAATCTTATAAGTTGAGCTAATGGGTTAGGACTTAATTTAATTTTATCAATTTGTTCTCTTAATGCTGTCCTAACTTCGTCATATAATTTCCACTCCTCTTTAGACATATCCAAATAAATAGGAATTAAGTTTTTCTCTGGTAAATCAGTAACCTCTTCCTTTTTCCGCCTAAGCATACATTGGTTAAGTTTTTGAATTATTTCTTTTTTATTTTTATAAGCTATAATAGAATTGTCACCAAATCCTCCATAAACACAATAATGATTTTTAAATTGTGTGAATGTATGAGTTTCATAATCTAACCATTTTAAAATAATATAAAGGTCTTCAATAGAATTCATTAAAGGAGTACCACTAACTGCAATTCTTTCTTTAGATAATAATTTTTGAAAACCTTTACCTTGTTGTGAATTTGGGTCTTTGCATTTATGTATCTCATCAGCAATAACCATACCAATTTCGCCTGTTTTGCACATATATTTTAATCTTTCAGATATTTCTGTATTTCTTAATGCTTCTACATTTATAATTAAAAAGAAATTATCAATATCTGAATTCAAATCTTCTAATTTTTCTTTTGAATCTTTAAATGCTAATTTTCCTTTATTAGGTCCTCTTTTTAAAACTCTTTGACCTAAAATATAAGGTATTTCATTTGTGTGTTTTTCAATTTCATGGTACCAATTTAATTTTAAATTATTAACACCTACAACTATTAAACAATGTTTGAACCAACTTTGATTGCGTTTAGCAAGTGCAATATTTAAAGTTTGGAAAGTTTTTCCTAATCCTTGGTCATCTGCTAATAACCATTTTTGGCTATTCATACCATAATTAAAACCTTCTATTTGATGTTGTCTTGGTTGTGTTTTATATTCATGTTGCACACCACAATCTTTTAATTTTTCTTTATCTGCTTCATTGTAGCCTACAATAGTTAGTTGGTCAAAAATATCAAAATCAACCTTAATTAGACTTAATTGCTGTTTAAGAGTTTCTAAACAATTAAAAGGTAGCTCCCACATTTTCTTTTGAGGGTGCCAAAATTTTCGTTCAAAACCTCTCATAACATTTACTATTTTTGCATCATAAGGAAATGTTATAAGTAAAGCTCTATCTGCTTTTAGGTTCATAGGTAAGTCTATAATAATTTTTACTGCCATAAAATTATTGTATAACAAAATTAAAAATTTTGCACACTTTGTAAAGTTTTGTAAATAAAAGGCATATCCCTAAATTGGAATATGCCGGGGCAGTTGAAGAGAGCTTAATGCCATTTTCTGTAATTTATTTTCTCTAAGGCGTCCATATATGCTCGCTCACTTGAATCACCTTGATAATCTTCATCATCCAAGTCAGCCATAGTGTATTTTACATAAGTAGAGAAATCTTGTGTAATCTCTCCATAATCTGAATATTTCATATTCATCCAGTATGCAAAATCAAAGCAAGTATATTTAGTGTCCTCAAAGTCAATATTTACTTTGTTTTTAATACTTTGGTAATCCCATTTAGGTACTGGTTCACCAGTTTTATTTTCTAATGTATCTATCGCCTTATTATAGAATTCTAAATCTCTAATATGACAACCGTGCCTTAATGTACAAATAAAATCTTCGAAACTAATTGAATCTTCCATTCCTTTATATTTCTCTAATTTTAAAAATTTTTCAGGCTCGTGTTTAACTAAATACTTTAGATTTTCTTCTAGAGTTTCCATAGTAGCCTCCTATTTTGATTCTTCGTACTTTTTCATTTTATCATGTAACCTATCATCATAAGTATGTAAATCGTGTAATCCAGTAGCTTCACTTCCAATTGATTTATACCTATAAATCATTCTACTACATTTTTCAATTTGTTTAAGAAGTATCTTTTTCATTTCTTCTGTTTTAGGTGCATGAAAACCTGTTACTTCTATAAATTGTTTGTTTAACATTCCCAATTTTTCAAGATGTTTTTCTGCATACTCTTTATAAGATTGGAAATGGTATGTAATAGATTTTGGTGAATAGTCAAGTTTACCACCAGATAAGTCTAAATCAACCGCATAATAATCAAAGGCTTTATTCTCAAGGCAAATCACAAAATTATGAAATTCTTTAGAATAGCAACGATGCCATCTTTTAAAACCATTGAAACCAAGCTGTTGACAACAACTCATTGATTTAAAATTTAGAATTGATAGATCCATAGCTATATTAGCAATTTCACTTAATAATTCTTTAATTGATTTCATTTTTCCACCTGTAATATTTCTAAAATTTTATCAATCTTCTGCTCCAATTCTTGATTATGTGCAATCTGTTCTAAATTTTTAGAATAGTTTACTAAACCTAGAATTGTATTAAATACCGCTATTTCATCAAACTGATTACCCACAACAACAATCTCCTAAATTACGAACAATTATATGAGCAGTTGTTTGTGAACCAAAGAATCCATAGTACATTTTTCTTTTTCTCAATTCATTAGAATATACAGGGTTTCCATACATATTCAATAAAGGTATATTATCACCGTTTACTGTAACAAGCACAGGTATAGGTGCTGGTGTTGATGGTAAATTAGTACATATAACAAAATTGAAACAATCTTTATTATTGGCGGATACAGGGGTTGAGAAAGCTAATACAACATTATCTGCTGTCGCACCTGCCGCTGTCACTTTATGAAAATTACATTTGCAATTACAATTACACATTTTTCTATCCTCTTTTTAATATTGTCTAACGAAAAAAGGGGCAAAGAATGCCCCTCCGGAATTACCCACAAAAACGACCGCAACCACAGCCACCATTTAATCCTTGATATGCCATGTATGTAGATTCATAAGGGCTACAAGTTAAATAAGCAGGCATAGGTGTAGGTCTCAAAGTGTTGATAATATTAGCACTTTGAGCTTGTTGTGAAAGTTGGAAATTAGCAGTTTGAAGACCTGCTGTTAAATCAGCAATTCTTTGGTCTTTTGCACTCATTTCCATTTGACACAATTTGTCTAAAATAGCCTGAGTGTTTGATGTTGCATTTGTGGTAATAGCACAAGTATTTTGAGCCATTTCGTATTTAACAGAATCTATGTTTCTGTTAGTTGTGCAACAACATGAGTCTTGGTTATGTTGCAAGTTGCTCAAAGACATTTGCACACCACCAAAGCCTTGACATAAATCTTTTTGAGTGTCAAATTGTCTGTTTACAACTTGAGTAAAACCTTGACCTAATGTGTTTTCTATACTTTTATTATATAAAATTAACCCTTCATTTGTTTGCAAGTGAAGGGCTTTTGTTAAATCTATCGAATTTTATTTACTTTCTATCTAAAATAAAATTTATAACTTCTGAAAGTACCATTTAACCTTATTTCTTATATAGTCACCAATCATACCGGGTGCTACTGCATAAGGTAGCCAAGTAATGTCTATTTTACCATAAGAGGTCGTATTAGGATGTTTTTTACCGAATTCATAATGTGTTAAGACAGTATCTACTGTAATAGGAATATTATATTTTTTACATAATTCCGCACATTTTTTGAAAGTTGCTTGACATTGTTTTTCTGTTAATGGATATTTTGAACCTTCAGGTTTATCAAAATTTAACATACCACACATAGAAATACCAATTGAACCAGTATTTCCACCTCCTGTATGCTGTGCATAATTACCATCATTTACATTTTCATTGTCTTCAGGTTTATATTTACCTTCAATAATGATTCCATCTTTATTTACTAAAAAATGATAACTTTCAAACTCTTTATTATTAGGTTGGTGAGCTCCTGCTGTCCAATGTATAATAATTCTTTTCATAAATTCTCTTATTTTTCTCCTATTCCCATACAATCTAACATAATATCCATTTTACCATCCATTTTCTGTAATAAATCATGGTCTGTAGCTATTGTTTTATAAATTTCACCTCTACATTTTTGACATTTATGGTAAGATACATATTTTTGACCTATTAACCAGTCTATAGTTTTAAAAGTGGCTACAATACCAGCTATTCCAAGTAAACAAAAGAAGCCATATACAAATTGCATAAGCTGTGAATTTTCAGGCATTTTTCCATCCTCCTACAATTTTTTGATAATTATCTACTGAATGTTTAATTGCCCATCTTCTAAATGCACCTGTTCCTCCTTGTTTACATAGTTTTTCTAGAACAATGGTTGACAAATATCTATCATTGTTTATGTACGCATGATTTTCACATAAAATATCGTGAACCATTGAAGCAATCATAAAGTTAGGGCTTGTTTTTGAACCTATTAACCTCCAGAATATTCTAGGAATACTTGCACCATCCCAGGTGTAATATTGTGGTATAACAAAAGAATATTCAAAAGTTTTTTGTTTCTTTTTGTATAAAATTTTAACAGATAATTCTTCCATATTCATGAAAGGTTTTGCTAATTTATCATTTATCTGTTCTTTAGTGTCACCAGGACACGGATACCTAAAATCCACATGAGGGTTTTTAGAAAACAATATAGCGAGCTCATTATCTTGATAATAAGTTATACTATTTGCTGTTGGTATCATTGTCTCTTACCTTTCCGTTTAAATTTGCTATAATGCATATTCCGCATTTTGAAACTTTTATAACTTGTACAGTTTTATCTGTTACAGGTTGTTTTTGAATTGCTATTATACCACCTGATTTTTCTATCTCTACGGTTTGTGAAGTATCTATGACTTCTTCTGCTAAACATATAGAATTAAAAGATATTAAACTTAATAAAGTTAAACTGATAATTTTATTCATGTTAAACCTCCGCTTTCTGACCCACTAAAATCAGTCATTTTAACTTGCATACATTCCCATATAAATTGTTGAGTTATATTTTGGTTTTTAATTTGAAGAGATTTCATATATTCTTCTGAAAGTTCTTTTGTAAAATCTGGTAATTCATAAGCTATTGGCAATATCACCGGTTGCCCTGTTGTTAGAGCAATAGCAAATAATGGAAGATTGTTATTTAAAAAATTATCTTTTGTACCGTCTGCTAATGTAGGTTCTCTACGAATCCAGCCTAAAGAAGTTTCAAAAAATTGTTCTTTAAAACCTGTTTCTCTTTCTTTTTTTACTTTTTCCGCATAATCTGGGTCTTCTATAATTTTATTATTTTGCACAATATATTTATCTTCATCTGATAAATAATTATAGTAAACTTGTTCTTCTACAGAATAACTCTTAATACCTTGTGTGTTAATAGGTTCATTACTTGCGTTGATAATTTTGTTGTTTTTTACATTTAAATAAAATGCCATATTTTTCTCCTTATTGTAAGAAAAATGGTAATTCATTTTTCTTAATAACTGCTTTAAAAGGAAAATCTTCCAGATTAACCTTCTTTAATTGACTTTCTATAACTTTACTTCTTGTAAAAGTTATATGTAATTCACCATCTTTTTCATCTGCATATACAAATTGAATTTTATTAGAATCTTCATTTTTAATTTTACAAGGTTTCCAAGCTGTAACTATAATAGGCTTATCTAATAAAGTTAAAATAGATATTTTTGTTCCTGTCATAGGAAATTCAGGTTGAGGACCCACATCTTTGAATTCTTTTATTGATAACTCTTTTATTAAATTATTCAAGTTTAGGCTCCTTATTAGGTTGTAGGTGTAACAATGCTTGGCATATCCTTTATATGAATTAAGTGTGCATAATTTTTGAAGAAATGTTCTATTGTCTCTATTTTTAATTATGTCTAATACTGCCCTTTTGAACTTTTTAGCGGTTCTTTTTCTTAGAATTGTATAACCTCTAAAATGTCTATATCCTAAGAAATCGATTCCTTGTTTTATATTAAATACTTCACTGTAACTCATAGATTGTTTTAATTCTTTATCTACAAATTCATGAATTTCTTTTTGAAGTGCAAAAAGTTCCTCCTTACTATTAGATAGTATAACACAATCATCACAATATCTGCAATACTCCTTTACTTTCAGATGATGTTTTAATAATTTATCTAATTTATTTAAGTACACATTTCCAAATAATTGACTTGTCAAGTTGCCGATTGGACAATTTTTGCCACCTGGAAATGAAAATACAATATTCTTAATAATTTTTAACAATTTAACATCTTTTATCTTTTTACATATTTCATCATATAATATTTGCTGGTCAACCGTTGGATAAAATTTCTTTATATCTGTTTTTAGACAATAGTCATATTTCATTACTAATTTTCTTAATCTTAAACTACCTGCTAATGGACCTCTATCTTTAATACATCCGTATGTATGGTCTATGAAACCTTTAACAAATATACCTTCTATAATATTGTTTATTGCATGATGTACGATTCTATCTTTAAGAGGAAGTATATAAATTAATCTATGTTTACCGTTTTCGCATATTTGTTTAGTTGAGTATTTAGATGTTTTAAATTCTTCTCTTATTACTTCTTGTCTAATATTTTCTAAATTAACTTCCAGATTAATTTCAAATTGTTGCACATCGCTTCTATCACGTCTACCTGATGCTGTTCTATACCAAGCAAGTTTGAAATTCTCTTGACTTATAAATTTAGGCCATAATTTACCGTATCTTTTCATTTTATAGTAAAGGGCCTGAATTTTCGCATACTGCTACTCAAACTGACCCTTCTCCGTATTGTTTTCTCGCCATTACTGACGAAGGATTTAGACTCCAGCTTGCACCATAAAGTTATCTTCAAGTACAATAACACGCCCCGGCACCCATTATTCACATTCGAATTCGTCAACGAATTATTCGAATTAGTCGCCCAAGAGCCACAGTGCGTAGATTCATTGTAATTGCCCCCAAGTTTCACCAGGAAGAGTCTTAACCCTTATTTTATTTAAGTTTTAATGTGCTATGTTCTTTGTGCTCTGGATTTTGCACTTTGATTTTAGGATTACGGCCCACCTTCACTTCGTTCAGGAGGGCGTGTCCGTTCTGGTTATGCGTGTTCACGTTCTAGGTGCAAGCTCACGCCCCGGCACCCATCAGTCACACTCGAATTCGTCAACGAAGCATGCGAAGCAGTCGCCCAAGAGCCACAGTGCGTAGATTCATTGTCAATGCCCCCAAGTATCACCACAAAAGGTGTTCCATAGTGGTCACCACGACGAGTATCTGCCCAACCACTCCAGTTTGATGAACCGGTTGCGGCAATATCTCTAGAAACTTGCCATAAATAACCACAACAACATTCTATGAAATAACCAGAGATCATTCGTTTACCAGCTGTGTCTAAATATCCACCACACTTTTTATCAGCAGGTATATTAGCTCCGGCAATAGCTGTTTTTTGGTTAGAACCTTCAGAGAATATTCTAAATTCATCTGCACTTGCTAATTGTTTACCAACTTGGTCCATATCTCCAAAGAATGACATATATTGTCTATTGTTAGAAATAGTACCCGCATAACTTGAAGCTGTTGAAGTTCCTGTTCCGCTTGCTAAATAAATATCTACCCATTTACGGATATTTCCTCTATCTACAAAGGCTTGACCTTTATTTCCAGTTAAGGCGGCAGAACGGAAAGCAGGTGTCCAAGAACTATTTGGTATAAAGTAACCAGCATTATAACCGGCGGCAGGGTGGTTCATCCAAAAACTATCGCTTAATAATGTTGGAGCATTGGCTTCTGTTACATCTACACATAAAGTATGAGCCCCACCTATTTTAACTGCATTTGTCACACCTACTGGTAAATCTTCATTTAAACTTGCAATTAACTGACCTTGATTGTCTAAATAGAAATAATAATCTTTACCATTTGCGACATTTCCAGTATCTAATATTTCAGAAATTGGTTTTAATAAATCATTTTCTGTGTAAAATGTTTGACCATTGGCAAGTCTTACTGCTGTTCCACCTTTGATTGTTACATATTGTTTATCTGCAAGAATGAAATTTGGTTGTTTGTATTCAAATTCTCTATCCGCATACCAAATAATATTTGCTTTTTTAGGCAATTCTGCAAGACATTGAGTTGTATTTGCTAATGATTGCTCATCTGCTCCTGTTGCTAATTGTACCATAGGACGAAGTTTTATTGATTTTGTTTGTACGGTATCAACACTATCTTGGTAAATAGGTGATGAAAGGTTAGCATCAAATTCAACACCTCTAGGCGCCATTAACTTATATGTGTTTGTAACCGGAGCACCTCCAAGAATATTGTCATTTGAGTGTGTCGGTAGTTTAAATGCACCTCCTCTTGCATTGGCATTATTAACAATACCATTATGCTCACCTGCCCAAGTGAGCATATCAAACCCTTTAATATTAGATAAACCTGCTTGCAAATATTGACCTAAAGTAGTTAAATCTCCAGCTTCAACCCAAACTTCATTTAGTTTAGGAAGTTTAAATTTTTGATTAACAGTATCTAAACCCCAGTACCCGCAAACACCATTATTATTAGTAAGTTCTTGCTCATATTGTTCAAAAGATAATGTAGGTAAAGAACCTGCCACACATAAATCGTAAGGGTTAGTATCGCCTGTAAAATCATTTTTATTAAATTCTTGTCCACTTGCTTGATAAGCACCATTAAGTGAATCATCTTTACGGAAAGTCCAGAAAAAGTCACCAACATTTCTACCTACCGCCCCTTTATTTTCTAAAATATAGAAACAGTCTTGGTTAGAATCATATCTTAAAGACACAAGCCAACCTTCTGGAATTGAACCTGCTGTAAGTGCTTGGTTTTTAAGTGTTTTGATTTGTTTAGCACCTAAACCATTAACATTGACATAACAATCTCCAGTATTAGAAGTAGATGATTTAAAGACAACTTCCATACCATTAAAGTATTCTGTAGGTGCTATGTTTTGACTTTCGTCTTCAAAAGTAACGGGTTGAAGAATATAAGTGCTTGAATTGTAACTTATATTCTCATAAAATGAACCATTACTTGCATAGACTGGCATAAGATTACAAAGTTTATTAAGCCCTGAACCAATATCATTCATGTGAACAGGTCTAACAACTTCATTTTCTTGCCAATTTTCTTTATAATTAGCTTCTAAATTGTTTGACATTTATACCTCCTCTTGTAGTTTTAAAGTATGTAATAATTTTATCGTATCAGGAACTGGAATATACACATTAGCATTTTCTAATATATTATCTTCAGTATCTAATAGTTTAATATTGGTTACATATTCTATCTGTTCTCTTGTTACATTATACGATAAACTTATTGTATCTATTCCAACAATTTTATTATAATCTGGAATAATAATTTCAATTGAATCATTTAATCTTGCCTTATAGAATTTTTCTTTATACTTATCTAAAGTATAATCGAACAAAGTCTGTTCTAAACTTTTTGTTCCTGCCATTTTTACGACATCTCCTTGCTGTTTAGTGAATGGTTGTTGACCTAATCTCCAACTTCCATCCAATTTGTAGTTCCAAATTGTTTGACCATCTATGCTATAAAAAGGTCTATTTCCTAATAACCATGAACCATCAAGTTTATAGTTCCATATTTGTCTTTGAGCATAAATTGTTTCATTTATGTTTAAAACCTTGCTTATTCTTGGGTTATTGATGAATATCATATTACAAGGCTTAACTGCTGTAATAGACACCTGTATTTCGTAGTACCATAAACTGTCTTCCACGGAAGATTCAAGTGTAATGGTAAACTCATCGTTATTTACATCTAATGTATATTTTCCTTTACCAAAAAAGCCATCTAAAAGAATCCTCAGATAATAATAAGTATAAGGAGGGGTGAGAGATTTCAT